GCAAGAGGATCAATATGTGGTGGAGGACGACCGAACCGCGATACCCCCACCCCAAGACTACATGTACTACGCACCCCCTATGTATCAGCCACCACCCGTAGCTCCCCCTCCCACAAAGCCTGAGGATATATTCAGCAACATGGACAGGACAACCTGGGTGTTGCTGATTATAGCATTTGTTGTTGGGTTCTTCATGGGTCGGGGAATGATCCAACCTGTTATTCTTCGGGGAGGTTCACATTGATATCCTCCGCCACCTCCCGCTCCAATTCGCGGAGGGCCATCTTCCTATCCAAGACCTCCGATGCCAGATTTGTACTAAGGATGCTGTGATCGCCATCAAACTTTGCCAGATCCATCTGACTCTCCCCCATCACCTCCATCTCGTATCCCTTCTTGACATCACTCTCCAACAGGTACGCAGCCCGTATCCTGTTGGATGGCAACTCACTCGCGTCTTTCATAACGGAGACCGCATCAACCTGAGGGCGGGTGGTCTCCTTTGTGAGGTCTCTCATCGTTGCAAAGTAGTAAATAACACCCAGGGCCACCGCAAGATTTACGATATTTAACACGATATTAAGGTTACAGAGTATGGTCCCCATCTACTGTTCCTCAACATTTTGTTCCGCCTCCCGCGCGGCCTGGCGCTCCTCCACCTCCTTCTGAACCACAGCGTCAGCCTCCTTGACCAACTCGTCGATGGGTGCATCGGGCTTCTCCTTCTTGAGGCGCTCCAGAACATCCGCTGGGTGGCTCACGGGCGCCTCATCGGGCTTCGAGTAGAACTTGGAGTTCTCGTCCCCCGGCTTGATGTACTCCTGATCTGGGTTCTCAATCATGTCCTTCTTGCGGTCCTCGAACATCCGAGCCGCCTGCTTCTGGTTCTCTCGGTAGCCATCCATAATCTCCTGCAACTTGTCGTTGACGTAGTGGGAGTCCTCGATCTTCGTGGGATCCGGGGGGATCAGCAGCCACTTGTACATGTCCACAACGTAGATGTCGAAGGTGCTGTCCTCCTTCTGGAGGCGCTTGGCGTGGTTGGCAGCCTCGTCACGGGTCGAGAAGCACCCGCGGATCTTGATTCCAAATTTGTCGCACTTCTGGGGAGCCTCGGGGCCGACGACAGACAGGCAGGCAAAGAGCTGACCGGGCACGGTGGTGTAATCTTGCTCGAGAGACATCGAGTGGTTTGATACATAAAGTTGTACCGCTTTATATATCAAATGGAAGACATCCGCAAGACTAACAATCTCATCAAGCGCTCTTTGATAGAGCAGGTCACCCAGGACCGCAGGGGTTTGCAGGTGTTGGATGTCGGTTGTGGCTGCGGGGGAGACCTCCTCAAGTGGAAGGCGGCGGGAGCCAGAGTCGACATGTGTGACCCAGATCATGGCAGTCTGGATGAAGCTCGTAGGAGGGCAGAGGGTCTGAAGTATAGGGTGAAATTCATCGAGGGGGACGTTCGTGCGTGCCCAAAGAAGAATTACGACGTTGTGTGCTTCAACTTTTCCCTTCACTACATATTCTCCGATCGAGACACGTTCATCCAGAGTGTCAGGGCCATCCGTCAGCGGATGAAGCCGGGGGCGGTGCTGATCGGGTGTATACCGAACGCCCAGCACATCCTGGACGCTCTACCGTTCCAGGATCCCCTTGGAAACACCGTAAAGGCGTGTGGGCGTGTGGGGTTTGGCGACTTTGGGGAGCAGGTGGAGGTTCGTCTGGTGGACACGCCCTTCTACAGTCAGGGAGGTCGCCCAGAACCGTTGGCATACAAGGACATGTTGGTGGCTCATCTCGAGAAGAAGGGCATCCTTCTCGAAAGTTGGGAACAGTTCGGGGGAACCCCGCTTCAGCAACTCTATTCAAAATTTATGTTCCGCTTATATTAATGGAGTTTGCAATAGTTTGTCTTGCGGCTGCAGGGTGCGTCGCCATTACATCAGAGCCCGACAGGTTTACAGAGGTTAAGAAGAGGTACAAAACGCTCCGCCAGCACCTCATAAAGACCGACAGTGACCCCAGGTGGAAGCCCCTCCACACCGAGTGTGTGCTGGTGGGCGTCCACAGGGACCTGGGGAGTGGCATAGGGTGGAACACGAACAAGGGGTACGAGATCGGGGTGTGTATTGACGGCACGCCCAACCAGATCTTCCACGTCCTTCTCCACGAGCTGGCGCACTGCACAGTCGAGGAGTATTCACACTCCCCACGGTTCTGGCAAAACTTCAGGGATCTCCGGAAGGTGGCGGAGTCCATCGGCATCTACGAGACCATCCCAGTAGAGCAGGGTTTCTGCAAGCGAACGATCGTCGACTAAAAAATATCTACTGATATTATAAATAAGTATGTCGTCAACTATCGTTGATACCGCCACATCTGTTGGAATATACGCTGGAACACTCGGACTCATCTCCATTGCTATGGTGAACCCCAAGGGAGACAAGGGTCTCGCCCACGAGTGGAAAGCCCTTACACTCTTCGGTCTCGTCCCCGCAATGCTCAAGTTGGCGTCGATGACTGGTCAGGCGCAGCTCAGTACTGTTATACTGCTCATTACGTGCGCGGTGACGCTGGTGGCCCATCTCGGTCTTCGGGAGGTTTCCTCTTCGTACAAGAAGGCGTTCAAGCAGCCGTCTCAGGCGTCGCCTGGAGAGGCGTTCGCCGCATGGTTTGGTGTCACCGTAATCTATGCTCTGGTAATGATCGCTGCATTGCTGATGAGCACGAACAAGTATAACGGTGCTTCTGTTATCAAGCCGTCCGCAGGCCCTACGGCTTCTTCGGCTGCGCCGTTCGGCCCTACCCCTATGGTTTAGGCGCGAGTCATGAAACGCTGAACCAGATAGAACACGAGGGCAGCCGCCACGCCGGACACGACAAGTCCCGTGGTGCCACGCTCCCCATCCACAAGAAAGTTGGGAATGGTCGTCCCAAGCTTCTCCTGGACGGGATTGCTGAAAGCAACGGAAGCGGCGAACGCCACCATCACGGCCTGCATCTGCTCGTCCGTTAGGTTCATGGGGTTCTGGGTCATCTGGGGCTTCTTGGGGGCATCCTGGGTCTGCGGCGCCACCTGGGGCTGCATCATAGCACCCTGGTTGGGGGGCATCTGGGAAGGCATCATCTGGGGAGGCGGCCCCTGCATCTCCTCTGGCGAAAGCACATCATCGATCGGGGTCGAATCCATCATTTCAGTAACGTCTGTTATACTATCCGTAGGATTTTTTGGTGGCTGTCCAAACGCTGCAGTCGGCTGCTCCCGAACCGGGCGGCTGCTCTGGGACTTACTGGGCGGCGGGGGTTCCGCCTGTCCCCCGAACGGGACCATGCCTTCGCCCGAATCCTGAAGATTCATAGTTATCGGTTGACTCTGTGATGCCATTGAACCTGGTATAACAAAGCAATCTTTTTAAAACTTTTCAGCGCATAGTATAACATATACACACCATGCAGATTTTCGTAAAGACTCTGACGGGAAAGACCATCACATTGGAGGTGGAGTCCTCGGACACTATCGACAATGTGAAGGCTAAGATCCAAGACAAAGAGGGGATCCCTCCCGATCAGCAGCGACTCATATTTGCTGGGAAGCAGCTGGAGGATGGGAGGACACTGGCTGATTTTAATATTCAAAAAGAAAGCACGATACATCTTGTCCTGCGCCTGAGAGGTGGGGCTTAAGGATGTGCCACCACATATACAAAACAGAATGCTCAAGTATATCGCACAGCGGGTACTCAAATCTCCTCCCAAGCCCACCATGCTTGGGAGGTGGTCTCTCAAGCACAAGTGTCCAAGTGAGGAAATCGTCGTCTTCAACGCAAACCGTGACCATTGTGGGGACAAGATATGCGGGGATCAAGAGGAGTACAAAAAGCTGGCGCCGACTAAGCGTTCGCCCTGAGAATATTCATGGTTCGCCTCTGCCCAAGCGATTCTATGGTATTCGCGCGCAGTTTGGACAACTGTGCGTGCACCTTCCTGATCCTCGCGTTCTCGGTGTTCATAGCCTTCCTCAGGTTGACATTCATCTTACTGATGTTCATGGGTATGTTATTATACTTATTTTCGTGAGCTATTCCGGCCTTTATGAACGAGTTCGCTTCGTTGACGAAGGTCTTGACAAGTGGATCTTTGTAATACGCCGTGCTCTTAATGTTATTAAGATTGGCCACGTGGAGTTTGAGTTTCTTAGGCTTGCCGTAAAATTCGGCAATGGGACGACTTGCGATCCGGAATGCCTCGATTTGGTTAAGGTTCAGGTTGGTCATAATGATACAATACACTAAGAAAGTTTCGTAATCTTTGAGGTTGCTGCGCTGCTCTTGGTGGGACCTCGCTCGGCGTGCTTGGGGTCGTACCTCTGCTTGTGCATGGCCCAGAGGGAGGGCGCGCAGCACTTGAAGTTCTTGCGGATCGCCGCCCTGTACCAGAACACACAATCCTCAATCTTGTTGCTCTTCGATGTGTTGTCGAGGACCAGGCACTCGTAATTCTCCGTGCACGCATCCATCACCTTCTGGAACATCTGGAAGTTTGGGAAGATACCAAAGAATGCCTTGTAGAGCTTCTCTCTGTTCTGCACGATATTCTCCCTCAGGATGAACACATAGTCGACGTTTGCTCTGAGATCTGGGGTGAGATCCATACAGTACTGCATCGATAGCATGAAGAAGATCTTCCAGTGCCTGCCGTTCATGAAGCACTGGCGGATGCAGACGTCCTTCATGAACTTGCGGTCGTACATGCAGTCGTCCAACAGTAGGAACGCTCCGGGTGGCGTCCTGTTCTTGATTGCTATGGACTTCTGGCGGTCCAGAACCCTCTCTATAGCCTCTCTGTCGTAGTCGCCGTAGATGCACAGGTCGGGGACGAACGACTTGTAGTGGTGGTTGCCATCCTCCGTCGCAGACATCACTATTCCCGCTGGAAGATGTCTCTTGTAGTATAGGACGTCGGTGATCAGGGTGGACTTGCCGGTTCCACGCTTCCCGATGAACACGGACACCTTGTCGTCTGCCATTGTACGAGGATCAAACTTCTTGAGCTGTAGGTTCATATCGCTCTCTGGTATTCCCGTCGGGTTTTTTGCCTGAAAATAATCCGCAGGTATTACAGAATGGCGAGCGGTCGTGTCGAACTCGTTAGCACTGGTGTGCAGGATCAGTATATCACTGACCTCCCCACATTCACTTACTTCCACAAGCAGTATCGGCGGCACACCCGCTTCTCCACTGACACCATCATGAACTCCTTCGAGGGCGAGATGAACTTCGGTGGAACACTCAGGTGTATCATCCCTCGCAAGGGAGACCTCATAAAGACCATCTACATCAAGCTCAACCTCCCCGTCCTGGGGGGTGCAGACTCGTCAGACTCTGTGGGGTACACCGATAGCATCGGGCATGCCATCATCGAGCACGCCGATTTGCTGATTGGTGGGCAGACGGTGGAGAGGATCACATCGGAGACGATGGAGATCTATCACGAACTATACACCAGTGACTCTCACCAGGAGGCGCTGAAGTACACCGTGGGCAAAACGGGTTCCCTGACCGGTCTGGGTCCCGCCTCGGGGACCGTGGTGGGTGAATACGGCGCATACCCCCGCCAGTTCCTGGTCGCCCTCCCCTTTTACTTCTTCCGCAACCCGAGCATGGCAATCCCCCTGTGCGCCTTGGATAAGCACGAGGTGGAGGTGGTTGTGAAACTCAGGGAGCTTTCCAAGGTTGTGACGGCCGCCAGTCTCACAGAGCAGCAACTTCAAGCGCTGAACATCGGGACCTCCACCTTCAACGATGTCACCCCAGACTTTGCAGCAAACGTTGCAATTCAGAGCAGCGCCTTGAGCCTCAACAGCCAGGGAGATATTGAGGGGTCGGAGAATATCCCCTCGAGCACCCTGATTCCCAACGTCTCCCTGACGCTGACGGGGAGCTCCCAAGCCCAGGTGGATGTTGCGGTGCACGAGATCCCCACCTCATTTAATGGGTATGGCGTGCAAACCTCGAATGTCATCAAGACATATGAGACCACCTGGCGATCCACGTCTGGGCAGTTCCCGAACACTGACGGCGAACGCGACGACTTCCCCATCTCCATCCTCAGCAACGGGGTGTACGACACCCTGACAAATGTGAGCTCCAGTTCCACGACCGTCCACGTGACCCCGGTCACCGATGCCAGTGGAAACCCGTACTTTGACATCGCTTTCTACAACATCAACAACGTTCCTGGGGAGACCACAAAGACCCTATCAAAGTTTCTGACCACCAACGTGTCCAACTACCCACCAACGGATGCCATGATTACAGAGCCGGATGGGTGGTATCACATCATCCTCCAGGTCGACCCGGATAACACCACCGTGACCTTGTTAGTGAACGGTGTAGAGGTGGCTGCGAACGTCTCGTTCGTTGCGCAGTCGTCGGACATTCCCGACTCGCTCCAAATGGCATATAATACGTCTGATGGGCAAAATGTTACAATCCAAATTACCAGAGACTCTTCTACTCCTACTACCGATTTGTCCGAATACTCAATCACTGTCATGTATACTCAGATAGCTACACCTGCCGCCGATCCTAGCGGTGCAGCCCCGTTCTCTTGGGACGGCTTGGCCGTGGAGCCGAACGCCACCGCGGAAGGTTTTGGAAATGGGGCGTCTGTAAAATTAAGAAGCAACATCGCCAGCGTATCCGACCTGAGCTATTTTACGATACTCATAGAAGACGTCGTCCTAACCGCAGGAGCATCGTCGACGCACGGTTTTCAGCTCCCCTACGCACATCAGATTGATGTGAGTTCCGGCGCCCCGCTAAATTTCATCCATAATATCACGTACGTTATAGTGACTCACACATCATCTGGTAGGGAGAGTAAACTGAGCGGTCTCGACACGGTATTCAAGGTACGTGCCCCCACCTACGTGACCGACAGCACCCCATCGGCTCAACCCGTTTCGGTCACAAAAACATTCGAGTTCGCCGCCGACAACGGTACGACAGACACGGGATCCAAGTTCCTCTCCACAGCTATGTCGGCCCCATCGGCGTCTTCGAACTTTCAGTACTACGAGACCCGAGGGTACTTCAGCATCCTCGACTCTGCCCAACTTCTCTTGCGTAAAACGGTAACATCTTCCGCCTCGAGCTACGGCAACGCCGTGGATCTCAGCGACGTCGTGGTGGATCCAATATCTGATCTGACCGCCGACGGGCGCTTCCGGTGCGAGTTGCCCGTGGAGTACGTCTATGTGACCCAATCGGAGATTGACTTCTTCAAGTCTCGGGGCGTCGACTACCTGATTACCCAGACCCAGATGAGCACCCTCAAGGTTCCAGCGGGCGACGTGCTGGCGAAACTCCGACTCGGATTCACCAATCCTTGCAAGGAGTTGTGGATGGCCGTACAGACCGACTCAAACGTCACGAGCCAGAACGACATCTTCAACTACACAAATCACCGACACCTTTACAACCCCAAGTATCAGCAGTTGCTAAGCATGAACCTGGATTTCAATCACGAGACCCGGATATCGAGTGACGTGGCGGACACGAACCTCCTGAGGTACATGCAGCCCATGAGGCATCACACCAGGGTCCCGACCCGTGACATCTACTGCTACAGCTTTGCCCTCGACCCAGAGAGTGACACCCCGAGTGGTCAGGTGAACCTCAGTCGGGTGCTGAACAAGGACATGACCCTGACCCTGACAGCCACCGATCAGGCGAGGACCGTGAGGCTCTATGCCAGAGTCTACAACATCCTCAGGATTCAGCACGGCCTGGGTGGCGTCATCTTCAACGACGTGTCACCTAATTAAGGGTAAGGGTCCATAGGTAGAAAAGTCCATACCATGGAGAACCAAATCATAGACGCAGCGATCGATAGCTTCACCCCCGTCATGGAGGCGGCAGTCATCTTGGCGGGGGAATACTGCAAGGCGTGTGGTAGATCCACCATGACTTCGGTGGACATGCAGTACGCCTTGCGATACTCGGCTCGCAATGTGACGGGGAAGACTCAGGGCACGATGTTCCCCGAACTCCAGGAGGACAGCGACAGTGATGAAGATGAGGATGAGATCGAGGAGGTGGATGAGGAGGACGAGCCCTTCACCCGCTATCAGGGCACGGACCCCCAGATGGTGGCTATCAACGAGTGCTACGACACGTGGCACACCTGGGAGCCTGCGTCCATGATGGAAAAAATGATAAAATCGTCTATAGACAAGATAGGTGGTGAATGAAGCCGCTCAAGCAGGTGGGTAAGGATGAACCCAAGGGGTGGGAGACCCCGCAGGACAGCGTATTTCCTATCGTCCCAGAGCCTACCAACGATAACGAGCTTCCGGTGCCGTACTATGACTCAGACGACTACGACGATGATACAGATGCGAGTCACGAAGGAAATTATGGCGACACGGACACAGACTATGGGTCTGACACGGGCAGTGCGGTGAAGGTGACTGTAAAATTGCGCATGCCACAAGTCTCCACATTATACAAGACGATTGTTAAAGAGGAGACAGATTTTCTGGACGAATAATTTTCTCAATAAGAGGTATACATCACAATGCTTAAGACGGTTGTTAATCAGCTCGAGTCTCAGTCTCTCAACGCGCTTGTGGCGGGCTTCAGCTTCGCCTCCGCCATCGCCTGGATGGATGTCGTCCGCGCCCTTGTGGCGGTGCTGATCTCCAGCAACCGCCAGACCCCAGGTGCCCTGACCATCACGGCCGTCCTGACCACGGTTCTGTCGGTCCTGGTGTTCATGCTGCTGTCCCGGATGTCTCCAGGTGTGAAGCGCCCTGCTGCCCCGGTGTACGCCGTTGGCCGTTAAACAGCAGGAGCATTCCTAAACCCAGTACAAGAATAACAAACACCCCCGCAATCTTATGCTCTCTCCGGATTTGAATCCGATCTGGGAATTCAAGCAGCGGCGGCTCCACAGGAGGTGGAAGTTTGTCCGGGCTCATAACGTCTTCGTAGACGTCATTCTTCTTTGTGTGATCACACTCGATTGCAAACTTGATCAGTATGTTTGAGTTTTTAAGGTCGTATTGAAACAGCCTATTCCCGTTGTTCCAATAAAGCCTCACACGTCCAGATGTCATGGTCGGTATGCTAACCTCCAGCTTCCTCACCAGCAACTCGCCGTTCTTCATAGCCAGGGTGGTCTGACTGGGATCGACCAGTATCCTGCCGAAGAACATGGCGTGATCGGAGTTTAGGAAGACCGGCTCCGTCAGGTCGTCCTCGCCGTGGGTCAGGCGGAGAAACAGGCTGCGAACGGATGGCGTCAGGTTCACCACACCAGACCGGATCTCCCAGGTCCCAGGGGTGACCTCTGTCGCCTGGACATCGGCCCCCGTGAACCCCAAGAGTTGGGCGGCGGGTCCGTAGCCGTCGGGGTACACGAAGCTGTCCCAGTTGAACTCGAAGCTGGATGTGTTCTCAAACACCAAGACGCGGTGGGTGCTGTCGTATGTCACGGTGAACCCCAGCCCCAGCTGGGTCGCCACGTGCGCCGCCAGTGCAACGGGGTCGGTGTAGAACTGCGAGAGTCCCAGGGTGACGGAGGTTGTACCGCCTGTGGGGATGATGCTGTTGCCCTCCACCACGGTGGGCTGAGTAAGGGGGATTTGCGCGGCTACAACGGCAATTTCGCTGACGTTGTACACGGGTGTGTTGAATGTCTTTTCGAAATCCTGAGGATTCGGCCAGACACTCAGATCCCTTTCGGAACTATCGAATGTGACGATATGTTTCATAACTACAATAAGTGGGTAAAATTTACGGGCCTCCACCGACGTGGTGGGCAAGCGGGTTGTTCTGGAGAACCTTGTGGGCGATGTCCAGGCTACCAACGCCCATAACCCGCTCGTCCAGGGTGCCCTTGAATGCGTTGTTGTTCTGCTTGCCCAGGGGAGCGTACTGCTGGAAGCGATTCCCGGGGTCGCTGATCCCGAGCCGCCCGTCCACACGAGACTGGTCGAAGCGGGTTGCCGTGATGCGACCCGCTGTGTTCTGGGCGCTCTCCCGCACGTTCATCCGCCCGGCGTTACCCGCGCGGTGGCCCTGCCCGCGGCGATCCGTCGCCCTGATGTCCAGGGGGGTGTTCTGGTATCCGTGAGACCACGTGGAGACCCCTGGGGCGGCGTTGTCCACGTGGGTGAACGTCTGCCCGTTGAGGTCCGACTTGTTGCGGCTGGGATCCTGAGCCAACTGCCCCGCCGAGACGGTGCGCTTGGCGGGTGCAATGCCCAGCCCGTCGCCGCGGTAGCCCGTGGTACTCCGCGCCGTGACCCGCTTGGTCCTCTCGTACTCCTCGCGCACCCGAACGCCGGTGAGGTTTCCGCCCTGACCGCTGGCCCGACCCTTCTGGGGCGGCAGGCGCTGGGGGAGGTAGGCGGTCGTCTCGGGCTTGTGGTGGGTCAGCTCGCCCACCACCCCCGTCTGCTTGTTGAGGGCGTGCCCGTGGTTCACCCTACCCGGGAGCTGGGTGAGCTTGTACTCACCCACGTTGATGGGGTTGACGCGGTACATCTGCTGGAAACCGCCGTAGGCGGGGACGTTGGCGGGGACGCCCAGACCCGGACCCACCAGCTCCTTCGTGCTGGGGGACAGGTTGTTCATCTTCCCGCTGATGTACTGCCGGTCGCGGAAGTCCTTGACCGGCTCACCGTTCACATTGGACATCGGCGCAATCACGGAGAACGAGGGGCTCTCCATCTTCGTCTGGCTGAAATCGTTCAGGGCCTGGGGCATATTGGAACCCCCCATCTCGTACCGGGTGTTTAGCAATTCCGTGACATTCTGGCGGTTGGCGTGAGGAGCGGGGGGAGCCTCTTGGGGAACGGGCGTCCTATCACTCAACTGCTTCCCGGCAAAAGCCAGAGCAAAGATTGCGGCTATAGACAATGGATCTGCCATTATTACAATTCCATTAGATATTTATTTACTGACGAGAGCAGTACCTCTGGCTGAAAGATGCGTTCTGGATATCCGAACGGGTCGAGGACGGGTAAGAGGTCCGCACCTTCACTGGGAGCGAGCAGGACATCTCCTGGTGCGGGTGGAACTGGCGTTCCGACTCCACCAGCACCCTGCCGAAGCGGGTGGTGCTCTGGGGGCGGAGGCGGTCCTGGACGTCCACGAGCTCCGCAGGGGCGCCCTTGCCCGCGTAGTACGGCGCGGTGCCGTACAGCTCCGTGTTGGGGCGGCACGCGCCGCAGTTGCCCGCGCCAGCGGGCTGGGGGTACATGAAGAAGTTGTCGGTGGCGCACTGACTGGGAGCGCCGCCAGCGTCAACCTGGATGGACGATGTGCTCAACTGGTATGCCATGATGGTGTGATACTGTTATATATTAAGAATTAAATCAGCGGCGGTCGCCGGTCTCCGCCAGACCGCGAAGGTTCTCGAGTTGGACACCGCGGGCGTCGGGGCTGCACACGCTCTGGTCGCTCCGGCAGATGGGTGAAAACTTCTTGCCGTAGCACCACTCCGCAAACTCCGTCTGGGCGCCCGGGACCGTGCTGACGGGCATGGTCACAAACTGGCGGGAGGCGGCGTTCCGCTGGTGTTCGGGGAGGCTGCTGCGGCTGCGGCCGGCGTCGAAGGGGATCGTGTTGTCCAGGTTGTCCATGACCTCCTTGCGCACGGTGGGGTAGAAGCACGCTGGGGGCGGACTGGGCTTCCCGAACTCCGTCACGGAGATGTTGCTCATGGGGTTCTCTTGGGTGGGGCGGCGGCAGGAACCGTCACCATCGAGCCCACCTGAAACCGCCTGCACCATCGAGCTCCCCTTGACGGCACCGTTGCTGTAGAGCACCCAAAGACCGATCACAACCATAGAGGTCAGGATAAAGACCCTCTCGTCACGACGGAACGAATACGTGATTAGTGTGCTGTATAATATGAAACGAGTGGCTGCATTCACTCGCTCGGCTGGGCTCTGCTCCTTGGTGGGCCAGAAGTTCAAGAGTTGGTCGTTCTCAACCAACTCACGGGGACTATCAAACCAGACTGGCGATTCATCTTCCATTGTCTATATTGTGATATACGAAGATTTTACTTCTGGAGGTTCCCAAGTAGCCCACCCAGCATCTTCATAAGGTCACCCTCTGATTGCTCACCCGATGCGATCTGACCCGCCGTCTTCTCCGCCACCCCCTCGATGGCAGCCAGAGTTTCGGCTGGAAGGGCGGTGATGGTCATCCCTAGCATCACAAGCGTCTGCATGTACTGCCAGATGCAGGCACGGGTGTTCTCGGAGCATCCCTCCCAATGCTTGCCAATGTTCAACTCGTTCAGAGACTTGAGGTTCTCCGATGTCAATACCGTCTCATCCTTTGCCATGATGCGCTCCTGGAGCGGGCCGATCGTTCCCATGAAATTCTCAACCACCTTGCGGGGGTTCGTCTTGCGAAGGAGGTCGAATGCCGACTCGTACTTCTTGATACCCTTCTCCTCTGGGAACGTCTGTGTAAGTTCTGAGAGGAACTGAGAGAGCATGTCATTGAATGCGCTAACGGAAGCCATTGTGTGGTTTGTAATGTATTGCGTGAAAACTTTAATAAGGATCTGACGAGATTTTCTCCTTGGTACCAACGCCGTTAGCCATGATGAAGTACACCATCAGGGCGTTGAGCATGGCAGGCTTGGTGTATGCGGAGGGCTCAAGCTTGCCCTCGTTGTTCATCTTCGCCCTCATATGGATATAGCCAGCGGTGATGAGCGCCGCCGCCACTGCTGCTCCAAAGGGGTCCCTAAGTTGTTCGGATACGTCCATGTTACAGTTTGCGTAGATTATTTTGGAGGAGCACCTGGTGCCAAGTCGCCGTCGTCGTCATCCTCATCCTCCCCCTCTTGCAGTGAATCCCCCCGCTGTCCCTCTAGCGGGATGTCACGAACCTCGGGAGCCCCACCGACCGACGGGGCGGGTGTAGGCTCCCCCTCCTGCTGAAGGGGCGGCTCCGCCTCATCCTCACCCACCGGCTCCCCCTCCTCCAGGGGCTCCTCCAGGGGCTCCTCCTCTTCCTCATCCTCATCAAGTGCACCACCCGCTTCGAAACCCACAGATTCTGCGTCTTCCCTAGAGCCGATGTTCGTCTTGAGAATCTCCTGGATGGGAACCATATTCTTGACGGTAAGAAGGATCGCATTACTGAAGCGGTCCATCAACTTGATGTCACGGTCGAACTCGTTCTCCTCATCCTGAAAGATATACGGATCCTTGAACAGGTCACGGGCTGCGTTCTCGTAACACCCCTGGATGAACGTCTCGTTGGGTGGGATCTTCACGTTGATCTTCTTCTTCTCTGCAGACAGGCGAACAGACGCCAAGATCTTGACACTGCTGACGAACACTGCCGCCAGGAGATCGTTGTACCACGAGCAGGCGTTGTTGATGGTGTCGGTGTGCCCCTTGACGATGTTGCTGTTCCAATCCTTCACGTCCCTCAGCAGCTCCTGGAACTTCTGGAGAACCCGCTTCCCCTTCGAGAGCTGAACCGCCTTGTCGTACATCTCCTGGAACACCACGACCATGTGGGGGGTCATTATTTCAGCCAACTGCTGGCGATACTCGTCACGGGCAACTGTTAAGATATCCATTAATCTACTCACCTATTTTCTCTGCTTCAATCTCTCCGCAGTCTTTCGCAGGTTGATGAAACTAGTAAAGTCCGAATCGTCCGACTCACCGGGGGGCTCTCCGACCGACGGGGCGGGAGTTGACTGCCGAGATGGCTCCCTCGCTCGCCCCCACGAGATCATAATCTCCCACCCGTGGACGTGGTGGGCGTGGAATCCACCATTCTGGAACTGGCGCATGATGTAGGTCAGTGCCTTCCCCCTATCAAAAGTTGGCATACCCATGACGAACGAAGGTATCTCAAATGTTGCATGGTGACTGCCTACGTCCACGGACCTACGAACTTTCCTCGTGGCCTGTTCATAGATATCTTTGTATATCGCCTTTCTCACATCAAGGCGTTTCTTCTCTCTGGCGTGAATTTCACTCACGTTCATCCTGTAATAACCCCATTTAAATCTTCACGTCCCTAAGCGCATCCGCAGTGGGAAGAATATCCTCAACCTCCCCATACTGGAACAGGGGCTTGGTGTACGAGGTGGTCTCATCCGTCTTGAGGCTCTGGGTGGCCGCACCCAGCAGCTTACCCGTTCGGGAATCCACCAGTGCCTGGATGACGACACCCGTGGGAAAGCCGGTGTCCTGCCGAACGAAGGTGAAGGAACACTTGTAGTTGGGCCCCACCTTGTTGATGGAGTTGGTCTCGATCGGGAACAGGCAATCTTGGGGAAACCCAGACATCGTAGCCTTCACCAGGGTCTGGATGAGGTCGGGAGTGGCATTGGTCACCTTCTCCTCCTTCGCCTCGACGCCCCCTGGGGTGGACATGGATCCCACCTGAGATGGAAGCGGTGCGCTCCTCTTGTACCCAGAACCACCGAACAGCTCGTAGGCCTCCTTCTTCGCCTTGGGGTTGTTGCACAAAAACAGAATGACTAGGATGAGTGCGACAATGTACATCATTATTATTTAGGGAGAGAATAATATATGGCTCTGCTATTTTACAGCGACCGATGCTCTCACAGTGCTGAGCTGTCCAAGTGGCTTGAAAAACACCCGCAGGTCAGTAAGATGATCCGCCGCCACAACGTCACCGTCCACGGCGTCCCACAAAAGTTTAGGAAGACTGTAAGGAGCGTGCCCACCATCGTGACCCAGCAGGGGCAGGTGATGGTGGGAAGCCAGTGCATCGCCTGGGTGAATAGCCTAATCCCCCCACAGGAGGTTGGAGGGATGGGTGGGTACGCCGGTCTCACGAACCTCGAGGACGACTCGGGGGGCCCTGGGATGTTCACCCTGGACAACTACGGCCAGTCCATCCAGCCCCAGATTACCCCTGAATTAGAGGCTCGCATCAATTCTACAGTGACCGATGCCTACCAGGCCATGCAAACTTCATTAAAGGATAGCGACTAGTTCTCAGTATATCAATGTTCCTGCGAACCGTACAAGCTACCGCATTTCGTGCGATATTCGAGGTTCTAAAGGATGTATTGCACGATGTAAACATCGTCTTTGACGAGACGGGTGTCAAGATCCTCACCTTGGACACTGCCAAGGTGACGCTGATCGACCTCCACCTACCCGCCGAGAACTTCGAGGAGTACCACCCACCCCCCAATGCGGGGGTGAAGGAAGTGGCGGGTATCAACATGTCGAACATGTTCAAGCTCCTCAAGATCATAGGGAACAACGACATTCTCACCATGTCCATCACCACATCCGACAAGATCAACATCACCGTGGAGAATGCCGAGAAGCGCTCGAAGACCCAGTTCACCCTGAACCTCCTGGATATCAACGAGGACTTCTTCGAGAGTCCCGAGACACCAGACGACCTGGTGGAAACCGTCATGCCCTCTGCGGACTTCCAGCGCATATGTAGGGATATGGGGAACATCGCAAAGAAGGTTTCCATATCTCGACATGCGGACAAGCTGTCAATCTCTTGCAACGGCGACTTTGCCAGCCAGAGCACAGAGATAGAATTCCCAGTGAGTGTGGACAGTTCCATGCGTGGGAATTACAGCTTGAAGTACCTCAATCTGTTTACAAAGGCGACGGGGCTCTCGAGCAACGTGATTCTCAGGCAGACGGCGTCTGTAGATTTCCTAGTCCTCAACTACGCCGTCGCAAACCTGGGTTACCTGGACTTCTACCTCGCCTCCGATGTGGATCCAGATGAGACGTAAAAGTGGTCATCCGAACTAACCTCTCTGGTACCACCGATCACATCCGTAAGAATGACCATGGAACACTCCTCCCCAAAAACATCCTTTGGTGAGAAGCGGCGCTGGTGCCAGTCTCCCCGCGGGCCGGCGAGACGCTTGATATCCAGAGTGACATCGGAACGGTGTTCCTTGACGATCACCGCCTCTGCAGACTTGATTGCTGGGTGGAATCCCATCTCCCTGGGTGGAGCGGGCGGCGGCCAGATGGGCGTCATCGACCGTGAGACGTACGTGTACACGTTGTTGTTGTACAGGTAGTTTATCTTCTGAACCACCTTGTTGGACTCCAACTGGGAGCAGGTGGTACCCCACAGCATTCCCATTGGTCCAGCGTATAGGGTCACAGGACCTTGGATGGCCACTTTGCGGGAGATGATCATGAAGTTCATCATAGTCTGGATGAAGTTGATGATGTTTAGCATAAGCTCTTGAATATTCATAGTATTTGACTAATCAAATAAAGGCATCTCTCTTTAAGTCTGTAATGGATACAAATTTCCACGCTCGGTATGAAGCTAAGATTAGCCAGTTAGAGGGGGACGAGTTGATAGACTACATGATCAAGTGCATCCCTTTTATCAGCAAGTACAACGGGTGCAACTCGTCGGAACAGGAGGCGCCGAAGTCGGTGTTTGGGGCCGCGCGGAAAGGTGGTGTCAAGAAGAATGACATCTTCAACGAGTATCTCGAACAGGTGGAGGAGATTCAGAGTTCGACGGGGTCTGCCACGAACCGGCGCAGTCACATGTCCATCATGGATCCGTGCGAGTCCTGCGGGAGTTCCAACGTGTTTCTAGACAACGTGGGGTGGGTGGAGATCTGTCAAGACTGTGGTATATGCAGGAATCATCACGGGTATGAGCTCTCCTACCAGGACGAGCAGGATCACGCAGAACGGAACATCAACTACTCGTACAAGCGTTCCAACCACTTTCAGGAGTGGCTCAATCAGCTGCAGGCTGAGGAGACCACCACAATCCCACCCGACGTTATCGACGTGTTGAGGAACGAGTTCAAAAAAGAGAAGATCCAAGTGGTGGACTCCATCACCCACGCAAAGGTTCGATCATTCCTGAAAAAGTTGAGGCTCAACAAGTACTACGAGCACGTGCCGTACATCACAAACATCCTGAGCGGGATACCGCCCATGAAGATGCCAGCCGTTTTGCAGGAGAGGCTGAAGAATATGTTCAACGAGATACAGGCACCCTTTGACAAGTACTGCCCGCCAAGCCGCAAGAATTTCCTGTCGTACTCGTACGTCCTGTACAAGTTCTGCGAGTTGCTGTCTGAGGACCAGTACCTGATGTACTTCCCACTGCTCAAGTCCAGGGACAAGCTGGCTTCCCAAGACTCCATATGGAGGGATATCTGCAAAGAGCTTCAATGGGAATTCATCCCTACTGTGTAACCAGAAGGTGTTCCAATTCCCCAGACGGCTGGGGGAAATTTACGAGGAGGGTGCATGGCAGACCGGTCAACTCGACGTATTTCTTCGCCTGAACCTTGTTCTCCTCCTTCAGGGCTCTGATCGCCTTCAGTTCCACGATGAGTTTGTTGTTTACCACGATGTCTGCACGGAGGTTTCCAATGACGTGACCCTTGAATGGTATGGGGATGATGCGCTCGGTCTCGTATGCGACCCCAGCGTTTCTCAGCATCACCTCCATAGCATTGTGATAGACCCGTTCGGAGTAGCCAGGACCGAGATCCCCCCACACCGTACGAGCCAGGTCGATAATCAAGTCAGAGTACTCTGACATTTGTTATGTATCTCTACAACCTTTTATAGCACGTTTAGATTTTCGTCACGTCCCAATTATCCGTTACGTAGGTGGCTCTGTTGTTATACCTAAATCCCACCTGTTTGAAAACATCGTTGGCATACACTCGGACCCTATCAATCTCCAACATGTACTCACTGTATCTGGGGGGTTCCACCACCAACTGCCTCAACAGGTCAGAGATTACGTTTATGACCATTCGCATGATCTCCACCACATCCCTGTTCTTCTCAATCGACTTCTCGTGACGCTGGAGGAGTTTCTTGAAGTCGCCCTCGTCCAACACGTTGAGCATATACCTCACCCTCTCCTCCACCCAATTCTTATCATGGCCTCGCTGGTTCTGCACGATCTCCACGTGTTCCATGTGGTGGACGAATCTCACAATATTCATGATGACCTGGGCGCTCCGATCGGGGATCACGCCACCGTGTCGCTGACAGAGCCTGTAAACCTCTCTGGTGGTCGGGACTCCCCCGCAGGGGATGTCAGCCAGATTGCGGCCGCCGCCGGCGGTGTCGTCAGTCTCCTGCCTCCTCTGGAACTCGAAGAAGTGCGGGTTGTGGATGACACCCGTCTCGATTGCCAAGGTGTTCCAATTGAAGGCGGTGTGGCAGTCGGGACACCACATCTGCGAACATCCGGATATCTTGAAGATGAGGGTCCCACACTTTGGACAGCCCTTCGTGTCCTTGTTGAGCAACTTGACCGTCTCCACGTTCTCAGGGTTGCACACGTGCTCCTCACCATCCACCTTCTCCTCGTTGCACTCCTTGCAGATGTGCTTCGAGCAGACCCCACACTTCCAGGCGGTGCTGAGGAAGCCCTTGCAGCCGTCACAGGGGCAACGTCTCACAAACTGCCTCCGCTCCTGCGTCTCACCCTGTGTATATCCACGCCACACAGAGTTGTGATGCCTCCACGCCGCCTCTGCTCGCCGTCGGGTAATCGCCAGGCGTTCGATCTCTCCCTCCAAGCGAGCCATCTCTTTCTCAAGATCCTTACATTCCCTGTAAGACTCCACGGCTCCTTGGGTCTGCGGGAGGAGAGACACCTGGCGATTGAACAGGATATTCTCCCGATGCTCCTTCAGTTGTTTCATACGGAACGCCTTCGTGCAGGCAGAATCCACAAACTCCCGATTCCAAGCGGTGCGGCACGACATACAATGTGGATCGCTCTGCGTGTCCAGCATGTACCTCTGGATACATGCTCGACAGCACGAGACATCACATGTCGGGCAAGTTACTTTCACCCTCTTGACTTTGTTGTACGGTTCACAACAGATGGTACAGTCATCCATTTTGGTACTTATGTTCGTTAAGTTTTAAATATCGCTCGACCTCAGCCTAGTAGATATGGGACTGCTGTTGTTGAATGCGGTAGGGTCGAAGTTCTTCTGGGTCTGCGCCCGCTGCATCCCAATTCTGCGCAGGCTGGCTTTGAGTTCATTAAAGCTTGTGTTTTTCAGTTGGGTGTTTATGTTTTTGTACATCCCACCGAATTGCGCTCGACTCATACTGAGTACACCGCTTTCCAAATCATTCAACAGTTGCTTGAATTTAGCCTGATTGCCGCTGCCGTTGTTGCTGTTGTTGCCGCTGTTGTTGATTCGCGGGACCGCAGTCGGGGGCGCGGCCACAGTCGGGGGCGCAGCCGCAGTCGGAGTCGGAGAACTGACTTCGTTTTTGTTTTTGTTTTTGTTGTTGTTGTTGTTGGTTGGGGCAGATGCGGAACTGGTGGAGGACGTAGGAGTGTTAAGTCTGACATTATTAATAGAAGACCTCATCCTCGTTTTCGTTTTCTTCGTAAATGTACCCGCATTCACATTGGACCGCAGTTTATTCTTGGCTGCATTGAGGCTCTGGGCGTTCTTGATCTCCTTGAGTTTTTCGATCCTACTGTACATATTCTCTCGCCTCTTGGTGGATGCTAGCTTCTGAGTTCGGGCTTTCTCGGACATCTTGGCAACGAGTTCCTTGTTGTTGTTGTTGTTCTTGTTGCTATTCGTGGTGGTGCTACCCTCTGCCTTCGCCTCTTCCTTCGCCTCTTCCTTTTTATTGAGTATCTTGATAGCGAGTTTGTTATATTCGTTAGACATGATCTTACCTTTTTTCACCGCATTCAGCAGGGCTTCCCTCGAGACATTTTCCCCACTGTTCAGATTTGAATTAAAGCGTAAGAAAGTATTGGTCTTGTAATTCGGATTAGCATTCCGCTTCTTCTGGTGCCCGGCAAGTTCATTACTGGCAGCAACGGTATTCAGAACCTTCTTACCCCTCGTTGCCGTCCGGTAGCGCTTAAGAAGTTCCCTGGCCCTTTCACGTTGTTCGTTGCTGTACATTTTTGTAAACGGGATGCCGTATTTCTTCTTTTTGGAATTCACAGCCCGCACCCGTTCCACGATAAACTGCCTGTCATTGTTGCTGTTTGGATTATTGTTGAACTTTATGCTCGTATTATCTGCAAGCTTTCTCAGGGCTCTTGGAGTCAAAAATTCCCTCATCTCATTGATCACCGAGTTGACCGTCTCGATCTCATTGACCTTCGTGTTCTTCTTGAACTCCATGATCTTCTTCTTGGCCTCGATCTCCCTGTTGAGCGCCCCTCGCTCATTCTGGGTCTTGGCGGCATTGCGGGCGTTCTTCAGTTTCTCCATCTCCAGCTTGAAATTGAGTTCAGCCCTCTTGTTTGCGGGGCTGTTCCCCCCTCCAAACAGGTTCTTCGCAATCTTCAAGTTCCCCATCCCCCCGATGAGCCCCGGGCGATTGTTCCGGTTGCGGTTCCGGTTCCCACCCACCCCACCGGTGACGGTCACGACGGGCCCGCTCGAACCCGTTCCGGGGATCGGCATCCCCATCAACCGCGTCCTCCCATTGTTGACGGGCTTTGCGTCGAAGGGGTTGACGTTCACCGGCTTCAACGCGGCGGCGGGGGCTGCAGCGGGGGCGGTGGGCAGGGAGACGTTCATGGGTTTCACCTCCTCCCCAGGCTTTGGGACGGGCTTCGGCAACACCAGGGAGTTGTTGTTGGGCGGCTTCACCGTATTGCGCTTCGGAGCCGCCTTGGTCACGAAGACCCTGACGGTATTGGCGGGGGTCTCTCCCGCCAGGGGCTTGACCGGTTTCCCACCCTTGCGCAGGATCCTCGCCCTAACTGCGCGGATGGCGGTCGGTTCGGTGACCCCCGACTTCCCCAGCGCCTTCAGGACCGCCGCCTTCATCTGCGCCTTCTTCATATCCTTCCGAAGCCGAGCGCCCTTGATGAGGGTGGCGTACTTCACGAGCTCCGCCTTGGTTGGATTTCCCATCAGGAGTGTGTGATAATCCTTCCCCCTCAGACGCACAGTCTTTGTGATGTTGTAGTAGATCCTATACCCCTTCACCACCTCGCTGTGATTGTACGGCAGCTTGAGTTTCTTGCACCTGACAAGCATCGCCACCGCTTCACTGAGCGGGATGGTTCGCGCCTCCGCCACTGTTAAACCGTATGCTAACCGCAATCGCTGTCTGAGCAATCTCTGCTCCATATACTTACTAGTCACGAAGAAAATAAGTAGTACTTGCCCCTGCTGCTGCGATTTTGATGAGAGTTTCGTATTCACAGGAAAAGTCAAATGCGTTCAGGTCATCGCCGATTTCGATGTCTACACGGTTCACATTCATCTGGTAATTGTGCCTGTGAGCATAGAGACTCCACATGAGCAATTTCAGGTAGTCCTTCAATGTCTTGATCTCCCCCCACTCTTGATTCCTAGACGCATTCGTCTGGAAGGGTCCCAATCTCAACACGCTATTGGGGGTTTTCCCTATGACGGGGTCTGCAGGCCACTGATCCACAAACGCCCCATCCAGGTAGTACTTTTCATCGATCCTGACGGGAGAAAACAGCCCCGGTATGGACATCGAAGCCATCACGGCATCCACAACCTTGACGGACGGCGTCGCCGACTTGGAGAAGTACTCGGTCTTGTTGGTGTTGAGACAGTACGCCGCCACAAACAAATCCCGCTCGAGTTCCAGAAACGAGAGATCCCTGTCACCCACCACTCTCAAAAGTTCAGAACGCACAGTATCCTGTGAATACACACCAAACGTCTTGATGAATGAAACGGCGCTTGCTCTCGACAGCTCACTGAGCTTAACCGTCAAGAGGATCTCCATGATGTCCCTAGGATTATACCCAAAGGCGTAGAGCATCGCCCAGATTGCACCAGCTGATGCTCCTGTAACGGTCTCTACATCTTTCAGTAGGTGTGGATTGCTGTTAAAGAAACCTGCGTACGCATATACTATTAATCCACCTGAACCGAGTACCAAATGCCTAATTGGGTTCATCTCCCTACCTAATAGTAAGAAGGAAACTGCTTCCTCAGGAACGCAAAGACCACCGCAAACACCATGGTGTGCACGATCACCTGCACCGGGCCGGTCGGGCCCTTGCCCTTCGGCAGGCTGAGGAGCATACCCGGGCTGAGGGCGACAAACAGCGCCGTCGTCACGATCAGGTCCGTCTTGGTCAGGACGAGACCCATCTGCTTGGCGAGCAGCTTGTACACGATGAGAAACACGAGGGCGTGGAAGTAGACGCTGGTGGGGTCGGTGTTCTTCGTGAAGAACGCCTTGCCGCTGGTGATATTGCTGAGGGAGGCGGGCAGCTGCACGAGCATGCCCGGGCTGAGGGCGGCAAACAGCAGAGCGGGGGAGGTAACCTTGGGACTGGAAACGTCGAACATTTACCATTTACATAGAAAATGTTTATAATTACGTGGCAAACCTGGATGACTTCTGGCTTGAGAAGTGATACACAAACTCGCAAAAGTCCTGGTAGGTCATAGGACCCATAAGAGGTCCCCTGAGGTACGAGTCCTCGCAGTACCCCCTCATACCCATCCACATGTTCATGAGGTCTTGCTGGTACCACTCCTGCCACTGGATGAATTCCAGTGGCGTATCGTAGATGTCCTCTTCGCCATTGTCATCCTGGGGATCCGGATGATAGTGGTAATCGTTAGACGGCTTGATGTTCGGCATCGCACTTGGATACTGGTGTATTTGTTCTACCTATATGTGGTCGCTTTTCCTTAAGCCTTCGCCGAGGCCCTGGCGGTGACACTGGTCGCCTCCTCCTGTGGAAGGCTGTCCTCGATAGCCAGCATTGCACCCTCCACCTTTGCCTCATCCCCACCGAAGAAGGTAGAGAGACCCACCTTGACCGACTTGCGGTTGAAGGCCGCCTTCTTCACCGCCACCTTCTGGGAAACCTTCCCCACACCCTTCACACTGACCGAGTCAACATCTTGTGTGCTCATGAACTGACCAATCTCTTGGGTCAGATCCTTGACTCGGTCCCTGAGTAATTTGGTGTCTTTACCAATTGCCTTTAATTGCTCCTTGAGTTCGAACAACTCGCGCGTCTTGTCTTTAATCTGATCAGAGTCAGCCATATGTGTTTCTACAATATGGTACGAATTCTTTAATCAAGAGGCCGACGCATAAGATCGGGGGTAATCGTGCTGTTCTGCCACACATACGGGCTCTTGGGGTTGGGCGGCTCGGCGCGGACGGTCTGGTTGGAGTTCCTGAGGGTGCCGCCGATCGTCTCTGGGAAACCGATCTGCTGGCGGGGGTCCAGGAAGTTCTGGCCCCTCAGGATCTCGTCTGGGGCAAACTGCCCAAAGTCCTCGGCGCTCGAGACCTCACGGGGGAGCAGGCTGCTGGCGAGGCCCACGCCGTTGCCCAGGGCGCAGCCGGCGTTCTGGACGGTCGGGGCATCACCGTTCTTCTTGACACCGGCGGCGCCGGCGATCGGGGCGTAGAACTCACGGCCCTTGTCACTGTAGCACATACACCACACAAGCACACCGACGAGAACCAGAATTGGGAGAGACTTGCGGAGGTCCTTAACGTTCAACATTTAGTATATCATCACATAATATTTTTACGGCTCGTCATCACTCTCACCATCCTCAACTCCCTCCGCCTGACCTGGGATATCTTCATCGTCGAACATGCACTCGTCGGTGTACCGCTTGGGCTTTTGAGGTTTGGGGCTGGGGAGCACCAGCACCTGGACCACCTTCCAGAGGGGTGCAAAGTTCTTTTGATATATGATGACCCCTAGGAGTTCGGCAAACACGTGGCACGACATCCCCTTCTGGACTTCCTCGAGCTGGAGGGCCGTCTTGTCCGCCTTGAACGCCCTCACCGCCACCTGGCCCTTGACCCGAGCCTTCTCACAGGTCATGAGACCCGACTGAGCCACGCCTGGAACATAGGCGCTGTCGACCTTCTTGTCGGACAACTTCCTGCCAAACCACGCCTCCGAGTTCTCCTTGGCGGCGCTGATGATCTGGGGGTCATATTCACTAACTACACCCGCTGCGCCCTCTGACAGCTGCATAGTCACAGTGTCGTCCGCCTGGAAGTCGTCGTCCAGCACACAGCCCTTGAGCTTGTGCCGGTGTTCCACACATCGGATGAACTTGCGCCCGTCAGAGAGAGTCGTCACGTCGGATGAAAACTGCATTGTTGTTCTGTGTATCTATATTCATTACCCTTTATTTGACGAACTTCTTGTCTGGAAGTCCTGCAAACTGGATGAGGGCAGCCCTCCTCCTAAAGTCCCTGGGGATGAAGGAGTCCCGGGCAGGGTTGTAGCCCCTGAGGGTCTTCTCCAAGCGCACCGCCTGGATCCCATTCAGCTGGATGTTCACCTCACTGTTCTTGTTGATGCGGTGGGTCTCCTCGTTGTGGATGTACGTCCGACTCTTGTTCCTGACCCACTTGAGGGCGTTGGTGTCGAACCTGAAGTCGCCCGCCGTCTCCTTGTACCCTGGGATCTTCATCCCCCTGGGGGCGTGCAGGCTGAGAGCCAGGTGGTGGGACTTGGTCTTCTTGGGCTTGCTCACGCCCCTCTCCTCGTTGCGGAGCGGGTTGACCTTCGAGGCATTCTCGTATGCCAACTTGGGCTGGAACTTCTTGCGCACCCTGGGGGTTGCCTTGATACCGGCAATCCGTGGCTTGATGTGCTTGAAGAGGGTGTCGGTGCTCATGGAGCTGCGGACCCCTGGGAGGTTCAGTATGTGCTTGGAGAATATATACATCCTCTTGCGATCCTTGTCCGCCTTCTCCTTCCTGAGACCCAGCTTGTTCAGGAGATAGAGGTCATCAATCAGGTACTTCTTCCCCGCCATCATGACACCCTTCTCCTTGAGGTGCACCCTGTCGTCCCACACATCCGCGCCCATCTCGTCCCTCCTGAGGAGAACCGCGTCCAGCATGCCACCCAGGGTCGCCACCACCCGCTTGTTCTGCTCGGGGTGCCACCACCCTAGGCGGATATCCAGTGCGAATATCTCTATGTCGGCCAGGGTGTTCCCTGGAGAGACGTTGTTGGTGTTCCCCTGCTTCTCCTTACCCTTAAGGGTGTATCGGCGAGTGAGGCGACTGGGGACGGGGGACGCGTCCAGTGAGAGGAACTTTCCCAACTTTGACGCCGCCGCCCTACGGGTGTCTGCAGACATCTTGCTGTTGAAGCGTCGGCGTAGGACCTCCATCTGATCCCACATCAGGAGGCGGGTGCACTGGTAGTGCAGGAACGTCCTCTTCTGTCCAGACTTGAACGCAGGGACGAACTTCGTGTCAATATCGGAGGTGACTATGCGATGCTCTCGGGGTGAGTAGTGGTTGAAAGCCTCTCCGCCCCCTATGATCATCTCGCCCAGCGGGAGCATCTTGGAGGTCATGTGGGCAACCATCCTGTACAGGGTGGGGCGGGAGGTGTCCGTCAAGAGGACGTACAGTATCTTCTCGAGCTGAGAGTTGGTCATCTTGTGTTTCCGAGCGAGCTTCCGCCACTTGACGGGTTCGTTGTTCATCCAAGCCTTGAACATGTCGGCCTTCCCCATACATATCACCTGCCGAGCAAACTCGTCGACAGTTTTCGGGGAGTAATATTTCTCGTCCATTATACTAAGGTTAGAAAATATGAACTGCAAAGCGAATGTCTGTAAAGGTGACAACCGCAAGAGGAACTGTCAGTGCTACGCACTGTCAAACTCTCCTGACGCACGCGGGAATCAGAGGTGCATGGTGGAGGAGGACGGCGTCTACTACGAGTGCGAGGCTGGGTGCTGCCACGAGGGGAAGGGGTGCCCTGGACAGTGTAAGGAGGTGGATGCGAGCCCCCCGTACAGGGTGATCAGCCCATCTGACGTCTATGAGATTGCGAATATGAAGAGCCTGACATCCACCCAGATGCGCGACGCAGCCCTCGTCACCGTGCTGGGACTATGCATAGTCAATGCCTTACTGTTTCTCGCCTCAATTATGAGGTTAAAGAAGTGACGCTAGATGTAGTCAGTACCAAACACAAATGACTTCCATGGATTCCATCAACGATCAGCTTACTGCCATCTCCAAGGAGCTCAAGTCTCTTGCCAAGATCGTCCGCAAGGTTCGTGCCCACCAGGAGGACCCGACTGGTGAGAAGGCCAAGGAGCGCGCCTCCCGCTCGGGGTTCAACCGCCTCCAGAAGGTGTCCCCGCAGCTCGGGAAGTTCCTGGGCCTCGGGGCGGGCGAGGGCGTCAGCCGTGGCGAGGTCACCAAGCGCATCAACGCCTACGTGAAGGAGAACAAGCTCAAGCACGCTGAGAACGCCCGTGTGTTCCTGCTGGACGACAAGCTCAAGACCATCCTCGACGTTCCAGCGGGCATCGACCTGCAGTTCACGAACCTCCAGACCTACCTGAAGCCGCACTACCTCGGGCCGCTTGATGCCCCGGAGGAGGCCGAGCCTGCCCCAGCGGCTGTCGAGCCTGCCCCGCCGCCGCCCGTGGCCACCAAGAAGGTGGTGAAGAAGGTGGTGAAGAAGCCGGCCGCCGCCACTGCGTAGAACCTTAGAGAATTCTCTCTACATATAACAAAATACAATGGAAGAAGTTCAATTGATTTCACCGCCTCCTCTGGATCGCGGTGAAGTTGAAAAACTCGTCGGTACAAAGGTAGTTAACCTGGCTTTGTACCAACAAGCTTTCACTCACAAGTCGGCGCTCAAACGCTACACACTGCAGGAGTCGTTCGAGACCATGGAGTTCATGGGGGATTCCGTATTGGGGTTCATAATAACCAAATTCCTGTTCGATCGCTACCAGGATCAGCAAGAGGGCTTTCTCACCAAGGCGCGCACAAAGTTAGTCAGGGGTAACACGCTTGCCGGAATTGCAGGGAAACTGAATATGGATCGGTTCATCCTGATGGACGAGAAGGGTGAGCGGAACGGGTGGGTTCGGAACACCAAGGTCCTGGAGGACGTTTTCGAGGCGTTTGTGGGTGCCATCTACATGGATCTAGGTCTCCTGCAGGCGAAGCGTTTCGTCCTCGACCTGTTCAACAACCCGCAGGTGGTTGACTTGGGCATCATCGACGATGACGACAACTACAAGGACATCTTGATGCGCTGGTGCCAGGCTCGCAAGTACGAGCTCCCCGATTATAGGACCCTGACGCACAACCAGGGCGTGTTCGTCATTGACGTGACGGTGCAGGGGGAGGTGTGCGGTGTGGGGAAGGCGCGGAACAAGAAGGCGGCGGAACAGTCAGCGGCCCAGATGGCTCTTAGAGAGTTGGACGTATAGATAATCAGTAGAATGCTGGATAAGATACGACTCCTGATTGAACGTGAATATGCGGCCCAGAAGTCCAACGAGTGGTTGGAACTTCGTGGGAAGATGCTAACGGCGTCAGATGCCGCCACGGCTACGGGATCAAATCCGTACTCGTCGGAGAGCGAGTTCATTCTGAACAAGTGTGGCCATCGAACCTTCTTTGGGAACGAGGCCACCCAGCATGGGGAGAAGTATGAAGACGAGGCTAGGGACAAGTGGTGCGCCATGACTGGTGAGGTGTCTCACGAGATTGGGCTGTTCCCACACCCCAGGTACAACTGGTTGGGCGGGAGTCCCGATGGCATCACAGAGTCTGGAAAGCTTGTGGAAATCAAGTGCCCCCTCAAGCGCAAGATAACCCCCGAGGTCCCGCACCACTACATGCCCCAGTTGCAGCTGCTCATGGACATCCTGGATCTGGACGAGGCGGTGTTCATCCAGTACAAGCCCCTGGCACTCACGTGGCCTGGGACGGAGGAGTTCGTGGTGACCCACATCCCTCGTGACCCCAACTGGATGACTGAGAACCTCCCAAAGATGAGGTGCCTGTGGGACAAGGTGCTGTGGCATCGCATCCACGGGGTTCAATACCTGCTGGACAAGAAGTCCGCTCCAAAGACGAAGCGGGTTCGTTCGCGCCAGGTGGAAAAGGGGTGGTCTGACACGTTTAGCATACAGGCGAATTCGGAGGACGGGTACGACTCATCCGAAGGTTGACTCCAATCGGTAGGTCAGGTAGAGCATGGCGTCCGCCCGTGCATGCTGTCTGTAGAGTTCCCCTATGGTTTGGTTGTTTGGAGGGAGTGTGCTCCCATCAATGAATAGAAAGATTGCCTTCTTCTCATCTATTTTCACCCTCCTTCGGATGATATACATCACCTGTCCGACGGTCATATCCTTCTCTATCAGGTACTTCTTCCGCCCATCGTCAATCCCAGGGAGACTCGTATCATTCTTCGCCTTATCTATCCAGCATGGTACACGAGTGGGGTGCTGAATCATGATGCGATGCAAGTCCAGGACCGGGTCTTGTGACATATAAACTTATTGTCTTACAAGAAAGAAATGAGGGTGAAAAGGGTGGCGAAGATCCTTGCAAAGAGAAACTTCGCAAGGACTTCGTCCAGAAGGGTAGCCGCCATCCACTATGTACCCCCCGTAGTCACAACGTCTCTTAACAATCACTCGATCGACCCGGTGATCCTAGAGAATCTGCTTCGTGACATAGTGACTTGCGAGGCGTTGTCATTCACCTGTCAAATGGCAATAATCCTGCTAAGCATCCACACAAAAAGTGTCCAAAGGAACTTAAACATTGCGTTCGACAAGGGTATATGCGAAGATGAATCCGACTGAGTGCTACCAACGTGCCACACGCACCCTCAAGGGGCGTCTGATATCACCCTACCAGCACGAGGGCCTTGCATGGCTTCTCGACCGTGAGACGTCAGCCAAAGGCCCTCGTGGTGGTCTTCTCTGTGATGAGATGGGGTTGGGCAAGACCGTCCAGCTCATCTCAGCCATCCTGGGAAATCCAGGGGGTCGAACCCTCGTCGTGTGCCCCAAATCCGTTGTGGGGCAGTGGGCATCCGAGCTCGAGAAATTCGCACCTCACCTATCAGTCCAGATCCACCAGGGGCAGGACAGGACCACGGACTACAGGACGCTCACGGCCGACGTGACCATTACCAGCTATGGCTGCTGTGTGGTCAAGTCCACCAAGGCGCATCCGATCGCCAAGTCCGACATCATGCCCACCGTCCTCCACAGCATCCCGTGGAAGCGCCTCATACTTGACGAGGCTCACGAGATTCGCGAGAAAAAGTCCAAGGTGTCCCAGAGCGTCAAGCGCCTGGCTGGAGAGATCAGGTGGGCGGTGTCGGGCACCCCAGTCTTCAACTCGATGAAGGACTTTGTGAGCCTCGCAGAGTTTGTGGGTCTAGCCTCAAAGACTGTTGAGTGCTTCCCCCAGAAGGTGCGCCAGAAGTACGTCCTCCGCCGCACCAAGCAAGACCTCGCCCACGTGAACGAGCGCCTCAGCCTACCCCCGTGCGACTTTGAGAACGTCGAGCTGGACATGACCCCTCAAGAGGAGGTCCTGTACCAGGAGGTGTTCACCGAGGGCAGGGAGTACATCAGGGAGGTGATGGCTTCCGCGGGGAATGCGAATCTCCACACCATGGAGTTCCTTGCTCGGCTCCTCAGGGTGCGCCAGGTGATGGCGCACCCGCAGCTCTACTTGGACTCTGAGAGGCAGGGGCAGACCTGGGACACCGAGACCAGCAAGATGAAGTGGCTGTTTGATGAGATTGCGAAGCATCCCAATGAGAAGACCCTGATCTTCGCTCAGTTCATCGGAGAGCTCGATTACTGCCAGGAGAGGCTGGAGTCCCAGGGCATCCCGACCTTCCGCATAGACGGCGGGGTCTCCCAGCAGGGACGTGACCACCAGGTGCAGCAGTTCCGCGAGGCAAAACCAGGGGCGGTGATGGTCGTGCAGATCAAGGCGGGCGGGGTGGGGCTCAATCTCCAAGAGGCGACGCGGGTTTACATCACCGCTCCGAGTTGGAACCCAGCCACCGAACTTCAAGCCATAGGCAGGGCGCACCGGACTGGGCAGGTCCACAAGGTGGTCGTCCGCAAGCTGATCTACAACCAGAAGGAGGGTGCTTATAATTCCGTGGAGCATTCCATGATGGCGCTTCAGGGCGCCAAGGCGGTCGTGACATCAGAGGTCCTCAATGACCCCCGATTGGCCAAGGCGATCCCAGGGGCTAGGGAGGGTAGTGGTGTGACCATCCGCCAGATTAGGGAAATATTTAGTGTTTAGCGTGTAAAATATCTCAGTACATCATATACACATGGCATCCCGCGCGACGCGTTTCCACGAACAGGGCAAATCCAGCGGCCTTAAGCGCAACCCGAAGACGGGTGAGATTGTTAGCATCAAGAAGTCTGCGGACGCCAAGAAGAAGTCCAACCCCCTGGCTCTGTGGCGCAAGGCGGTCGATGCGGCCAAGAAGAAGCTTGGTCTGGACAAGAAGGGTGAGTTTGTCGCCATCAAGAAGGGCACTCCGCTGTACAGGGAGGCCAAGAAGATCTACGAGAAGTGAGGAGAAAATCTCACCATAAGATAAAGACGATGCCTCCCAAAGCGACCAGTGCAAAAAAGGCGACGTGGCGCAAGGCCATACTGAAGGCCAAGGGGTCTAGGAAGACCTTCAGTATGATCAATGGGACAACTTACATAAAGGCTCTCAGGAGCTTCTGTAAATAATTTTCTTCAGGTAGATTATAGTATCATTATGGCTCGGAACGAGACGAACACTGGCTTCAAGAACTCCAAGGGGCGCGCGATTTTCATGTCCAAGACCAAGACCGGCAAGGTCTCCTACTTCGCCAAGTCTGGCGACAACAAGGTGTACGGCGTGAAGGCCGCCACCAAGAATGGCAAGACCATCAAGGGCAACACGACTGTGCCCAAGAAGATCGCCCCGGCGGCGCGCAAGGGCGCCCCCAAGGGCCCCCGGGCGACCACGGTGGTCCGCAACATGGTGGGTGGCATCATGAGGCGCGTCACGGCTGGCAACAAGCCGAACGCCGCCATGGCTCGCAAGGCCCGCGCCTCTCGCAAGTCCACGATGGCGACCCGCAAGGTGGGTGCCGCCAAGCTCCCCCGCCCCTCGTCGTCCGCCGTCGCCAAGCGCGCGGCGAGCAAGGAGGCTATGAAGGCCACCAAGCGCTTCGCTGGCATGATGAAGAAGCTCAACGCCTCCAAGGCCAAGTCCGATGCCCGTAAGGTCGTGAAGGTTCGCGTGGCGGCCAAGCGCGCGGCGAGCAAGGAGGCGCAGCAGGCGACCAACCGCTTCGCACGCATGACGAAGACGCTGAACTCCAAGAAGGCGCGCGCTGAGGCTGCCAAGCTCCGCCGCCGCAACGCCTCCGCCGCCAAGGCGCTCGCCCGGGAGGAGGAGAAGGCGTCGCAGATGTTCTTCCGCGCCATGTCCGCGAACGCCCGCAAGGCTGCCGCGGCTGCCAAGAAGGCTGTGGCTCGCAAGCCCAAGGCCGCCCCGAAGCGTCGGGTTGCCCTGGGTCCCCGCCGGGTCCTGAAGCGCTCCACGTCCGCCACCTCCTACCGCCCCAAGCGCGCTAACTCCACCAAGCGCTCCAAGTCTGCCAACGCCGTCATGACCCGCAAGATGAGCAAGTCCGAGCGCTCCCGCCGCGCCAAGAAGGCTGCCGCCAACATGTCGGTTTCCGCCAAGGCCCGCCGTGCCCAGAAGGCTGCCAACACCCGCAAGGCGAAGAAGGGTGTGCTGAACGCTATGACGAATGTCAACCCGTTCGGCGCTCTTGCCCGTATGATGAACACCAAGCCCCGCCGTGCCCGCTCCACCAAGTAGATTGATAAAGTGTAGATTGTAATTTGTATTTTTGTTGCACCTGAGTGCTTTGGTGGTACCAACCACCACAGAACTTAGATATCCGGAACCGCCGAGAAGTCGATGAGGCACTTCTTGGGGCGCTCCTCCTGCCGATCACGCGCTGGGAAAACCTGCAGCTGAGTCATTCGCCATGTAATTCCAAAGCGACGATTCATGAACCACACCGCGTTCAACTCGATCAGAGCCACCCCCGAGTGCCGCTTGAAAAGACCATCAGTCACGGCATCCACTGCAACGTCCTTCTGGTCTGAATCGAACACCTTGAACTTGAATGTGCCATCGGGCCACGTGTCCGCCTTGACGCGCAGCTTGGGGTCGTAGCCGTTCTGAGCCTCTTTCAGATTGGAGTTGAACATCGAGCGCACCTCGTCCATGGGAAGTTCCCGACCGAAGATGATCTCGCTGTTCTTCTGGATGTGGGAGACAACCTTGTCTTCCACCTCCTTTACCCAACTGTGAAAACGTTTGACGTACCCACCTTCCTCCTCCCACCCCTTCATCACGAAGTCGGCGTTCCACTTCGTGGGCCCGTGGGGTGGCACGAAACCAGAGATGCCAAAGGGCATGTACATCCGGGGTCCTTGGAATGAGAATGGTGTGCTGGTGTCGGTCATGATTGGGACACGCTTGTTGTAAAACTCACCCAGTACGAGGTTGCTCTCGATATCGATCTGGGTGAAACGGGTCGCCATTGTGTTTGTTCTGACTACATATGGTCAATTGTCCTTATACTCAGGCGCTGCACGTCTCGCACACCTCTGGCTCTACTGTCACCTGCTGCGCCTTCGCCTTGGCACGGGTCCGCACGTAGTACGAGAGTGTCTTGAGCCCCCGCTTCCACGAATACATGTGCATGCTCGACAACTTCCCAACGCTCGGGGCCTCCACGAATAGGTTCATAGACTGGGACTGGTCAATGAACGCCCCGCGATCTGCAGCCTGGTCGATGATCGCCTTCTGGGAAAGCTCCCACGCAGTCTTGTAGACTTTCTGAACGTCCTCGGGAATCTCGGAGATCCCCTGGACGCTCCCGTCGTTGCGGATGATCTTGTTCTTCAGTTCGGGTGACCATATGCCCAGTTTCTCCAACTCCCTGACCAGGTGCTTGTTCACAACCACAAACTCGCCCGCCAGAGTGCGACGGAGGTAGATGTTGGTGGTGTAGGGTTCGAACGCCTCGTTGTTACCCAGGATCTGGGCGGTGGTGGCGGTCGGCATCGGTGCCACCATCAGGGAGTTCCGCAACCCCTGGTGGTGTATGGTATCCTTCAGGGCACCCCAGTCGTACATATCCGTCGGCGTCACGTTCCACATATCGAACTGGAGCACCCCACATTGGGCGGGGGACCCCTCGAAGCCCTCGTAGGCCCCATACTCCCCGGCGAGTTCGCTGCTCTCCGTCAGGGCGGCGTGGTAGATGGTCTCGAAGATGCGACGATTTACGCCCCGAGCCTCCTCGCTGTCAAACGGAAGCGTCATCCGCATGTAGACGTCCGCAAGCCCCTGAACCCCGATGCCGATCGGGCGCAACTTCATGTTCGACCGCCGAGCCGTCTCCACGGGGTAGAAGTTGTTGTCGATCACTCGGTTGAGGTTGCGGGTCAGGGTGCGCACCACCCGGTGGAGGTGCTTGTAATCAAAGGTGTTGTCCGTCAGGAACATGGGGAGGGCGACGGATCCCAGGTTGCACACCGCGGTGTGCTCGGGGTCGCTGACCTCCATAATCTCCGTGCAGAGATTCGAGGACTTGATGACCCCCACGTTCTTCTGGTTGCTCTTGATGTTCGCAGCATCCTTGGAGAGCATGTAAGGGGTGCCCGTCTCGATCTGGGACTTCATGATCGCCATCCACACGTCGACCGCCTGAACCCGCCGCCCCTTTCCTTCCCGTTCATACTGCTCGAACAGTTCGTCAAACTCCTTGCCGTAACAGTCCGAGAGGCCCGGGCACTCGTCGGGGCACATCAGAGTCCAGTGGGACTTCTGCTCCACCCGGCGCATGAACAGGTCGGGGATCCAGAGGGCGGTGAAGAGGTCGCGACACCGGGCCTCCTCGTCGCCCTGGTTGAGGCGGAGCTGCAGGAAGTCCATCACGTCCTTGTGCCACGGCTCCAGGTAGATGGCGAAGGACCCCTTCCGGCGCCCCGCCTGGTTCACGTACCGAGCGGTGGCGTTGAACACCCGGAGCATGGGGATGATGCCGTCCGAGGTCCCGTTGGTCCCGCGAATCCGAGAGCCCTTCGCGCGCACGTTGTGGGCGTGGAGGCCGATGCCCCCCGCGAACTTGCTGATGTGCGCGCACTCCTCCAGGGTGTCGTAGATCCCCTTGATGCTGTCGTCCTTCATAGCCATCAGGAAGCACGAGGACATCTGGGGGTTCGGGGTCCCAGAGTTGAACAGGGTCGGGGTGGCGTGGGTCATGAACCCGAGGCTCATCAGGTCGTAGGTCTCCTTGACCGATGGGAGGTCGTTGCACCCGTGGATTCCCAGGGCCACCCGCATCCACATGTACTGCGGGGTCTCCATGATGCACCCGTCCATCCGCAGGAGATAGGATCGCTCGAGGGTCTTCAGGCCGAAGTACCCGTACATGGTGTCCCTCTCGGCTACGATGTATTCTGACAGCTCGTCGGGGAACTCCAAGGATGCGTCCAGAATACCAGCCTCACGGAGGGTACGTGCAGACTCCGTGAAACTCTTGGGGCACTGCTTCTGGATATTGCTGGCAACGATCCGGTTTGCCAGGTCGGAGTACTCCATATTCTGGGTCATCATAGCCACTGCAATCTCCGCCGTCAGTGTGTCGATCTCCTGTGTTGTCATCCCGTCATACATGGATGAGAACACCTGCTGGGCCACCTTGTCGGCACTTATGCTCAGATTGCCTTCGTTGCACAGATTGGATATACGAGCCGTGACCTTGTCGAACTTCATGCTGTCCAGAGACCCGGAGCGCTTGAGAACCTTCATTTCTGTATATATGGTGTCAATTCTTTATTTGCTGGCCCTGCAACGAACTGACCCAACCACCTCGGCCTTGCGGTTCTCCTGCAGGAGGTAGGTGTTGGTGAAGAACTTGCCATTCTTTCCAGGGGCAGACACTGGAGGGTAAGAGCCTATGAACAACCCTTTGGCATCTGGGCGATAGCTGAACATTGTACGTAATAATATGTTGTGAGATAATAATACAATGTGTGATAGCAGCACTGCCCTCGCAAAGTCACTCCGCCAGATGGACACCCCTCTCAACCGCCTGTTCTTCTCTCCGTTCAACATCTCCCTGCTCCAGAAGGCTATCCGTCAGGACTTCAAGAACAAGACGGGGATTGCGATCGACCATCAGAATGAGAACGACCTTATTGCCATCATGCGTGCAGAGTTCATCAACTCCTCTGGAGATCCCAACAAGGGTGTGAACGAGCAGGTGCAGGTGATGAACGGTCACATCATCCAGACTGCCCGCAGTCAGATCGGATCCGGGGTGTCCCAGTTCATCAACTTCATGAAGGACACCGAGAGCACCGTGGCACCGATGGACCACCCCAAGAGTACCACCACCTATGGAAACAAGATGGAGAGCCAGCAGTTCGGCATTTAAACCAATGGGGACATATCTATCCAGATCGAGATGGGTAGCCTAAACCAGTACAGAGATATTACAATGTCCTTGTGTCACCACAAGGGTTGGGATGAACAAGACGTCCAGAACGTCTGGATGCTCTTTACGGAGGAAGTCGGTGAGTTGGCAGGTGCCATCAGGCAGTTCAGGGGACCCTACAAGAAGAAGGTGCCCCACGTCAAGACCCCGATAGTTCACCTCCGCAACGAGTTTGGCGACGTGTTTTCGTACCTGTTTCAGTTGGCAGGGATGCTAGACATTGACCTTGACAAGATGTGGTACTGGCATCAGTACAACATGGTGTATAAACAGTATCCAGAGGAAAACATTTCTCCGCAAGAAGTAAGCACAGATGTCAAGTCTCCACATGATGGAGGATTACAATCAAATCAACGATATCAACCCGTTCCAGCCTGGGGAGGCACCTATCCTCCCTGGACTGTCCAACGCTGATGTAAAATTTGCACGCCCTGAGAGGGTCGAGGAGACCCCTGCCCAGTGGGATCAACAGAAGCGCCACCCGTGTGTGGGTGGTGAGGTGCGTCTCGGGTGTCACGTCCGCGGCGGCCCCAAGCACTGCCAGGTGAAGCACCGCCCGTCGCTCCCCGCCTATGATATCGAGCAAGGGCGGTGGTCTTTATCAGGGGCGAGGTGCTCAGGGAGTCGGGTCCCCCCTCTGATGGCACTCGGATCCGTTGAACCACTCCTGATATTCATCCTTCTGCTCGTAGTCATTTTTTATCTCAATAGAGAGTAAGTATGCTGGCACTTAGAAAAGAGCGGAACCGGACGGCGAATGAACAGACAGACGCGGTGGAGGCTCTGGAGAGTAGGACGAATACCGCCACGCGCGACCGAGACGCGCGCACTGCGCGGCGGACTGCGTTGGAGGCGCAGAACAACTCGAACATTAGCACCACCGTGAACGGTGATGCGTCCAAGAAAGTGCATATAGATGCCTTAAAACAGATAGATGCGGCTATCCAAAAAATAACGACTCTCTCAGAAGGCAAAAGTAACCAGGGCGATTACGCTAAATTTACTACGATGACTGCGAATCTTAAGACCGCTGTCGACAACGTGGACCCTGATATATATGGTGCGCTGATGTCGATGAAATTTGGGTTTTACGAAACCGGTGGCGCAGAAAACAAGGAAACAATCAACGATCCCAACACGACCGTGAAAACCCTTGCTAAAATCAAGAAAAACCTGCAGAACCTGAACGACCTGAACACCGAAGGCCCCTTGAGGTCGGTCGTGATGACCACGTTGTTCGCGTCTGTACTGAAGTTCCTCGCAAACAAACTCACACTTATCAGGAGTAATAAGCAAGAAGAACTTGAAAAAATGACGCAGAATAATAGAGCCAATCAAGCAGAACTGAACAAACTCAAGACTGCGGCAAATGCGGCGAAGAAGGCGGCGAACGAGGCGAACACGGCGGCGAAGGAAACAGTAGCTATCAAGCTCCAGGGGGCCTTCCGGGGGCGCAAGGCTGCCAGGGAGGAGAGGAACAAGACGGGCTTGGCGGGGGCCCAGGAACTGAACAAAGCGGCCATGGAATTTATCATGCTCCTTAACAGTTTGGTGCAAAAGCCCGCAAACGCAGCAGCTGTTGAGGGTAAGGTCGCCCCCGCTGCGGCCTCGGGGAACACCGTGAACTCGCTTCTCGAACAGCTGAACGACAGCCCACCGCTGGCTAACGTGAATGCGTTGAAGAACAAGCTCAAGATTGCGTTGAAGAACCAGTTCGGGATCAACGGACCGAAAACGTTTGATGCCAAGAGGGCCAATCTGGGTAGCAAGGCTAACAGGATTGCAGCCCTCACCGGATACGCACAGTAAATAATTCTCTCAGTAAATAACAGCTAATGAGTGACAACAGCGCCAACCTCAAGAGGAAGCTTAACGAGGTTCGTAAAGACCCCGCTAAGCTCTCAAAACTGCGTGTAAAATTGAATGCTGCGGTTGCGTCCCTCCCCGGTTTGAAGGGTCGTCAACTCACCTACCTCCTGAACGGGAATAACAAGTCCAACTCTGTGATAAATTCCCAGCAATTGCTGTTGATGATGCAATACCTCCTGATCCTCCTCGTGGAGGACAAGACCCCTGTCCCCGAGAAGATCGAGAAGCGGAATACCGGACCTATAAAGATTGAGGAGTTGGCGGCGCTTATCGAGACAATCGTTGGACAGACGCAGAACAACGCCCTTCAATCGGAGGCGTTCGCCTTCTTGAAGCACGTGCGTAATATAGGTACTGTGAACTTCACCACAGTTCCTCCTGAGCACCAGAGATTTGCGAACAGGATATATGAGGAGATCACCAAGCCTAAGATCATGGTGTTCATGAACCCTGGGGGTGCGACAGAGAACCGAAACCCCCAGCAGGTTGTGAATAACACCGGGAACGGTAAAAATATTAGGAATCTCGCCGACTCCGATAACTACATCAACGTTGTCAAGCCTGATATGGACTTCAGGAAGTTCAAGGACGCCAACAAAACCTCGGTGGTGATGTCTATCGGTTCATCAGGTGCAGGTAAAACGTTCCTCCTGGATATGCTCGACAAATCTGATATGTACGGGAAGCGGAATAGTGTGTCTTACTACGCGCCGTCTGTTACGATTTATCGCAAGGGTAGAGCCGACGCGCTGGATGTTTTCGTGGATTTCGCCAGTGCCACGGATGACATCAGTGAAAACAACTTCACTGAAAAGTACCTCAAACCCTCTCCATTCAACCCTGCGTCGTCGAGAGCCCACAAGATGATAACATACGAGAGGGGTGATATCATCGTGGATTTGTGTGGTACAGAGAGTGCCGTGGACATCTCCATCAACGCCCTGGGCTTCAATCTGTTTGAGAAAGACATCTTCAATTTGAGAGCCAGTGGGGGGTCCGTTGCGGTAATGGAAGGTCTGAAGGAGATGAAATTAGATTTCAGCGATATCATAGTAACGAGTACGCAGGCTGAAAGTAAATTCAACAAGAAAACTAACTACGCTTACAAGGTGGGAACGCTGGATGGACTCGACATTAACACCATCCGCCTCAAGCATGCGATTGCATGTGGGATCGTAAAGACGTGGGCAACGAAGAATAAGTCACCCCGTAAGGTCGTCGATATCACATCAGATGACATAATCAACAAACTGCAGAAGGAGTACAAGAACCGCCTGAAGGACGAAAAGGCGTACCAAAAAACCGTTCCCGCAACATATTACGCGTTCCAGATATTGTCGAGGTGCCTGGAGGGTCTGTGGATCTCACGCACCCTGGATGAGTTGGCCCTGATATACAACGCTGCGGATCGCGTGGCGTACTTCAAAGGAAATGAGAAGCGTGGGTGGTCCACGAGTGCAGCTTACAGTATCCCATCAGGTATGACCCATAACGGCACAACTTACAATGTGAAGCTTTCAAACCTCAAGGCTACTGGGGCTAAACCGTTTGCTCTTGGCGCGAGTCAGGCTAAAACGCCCATCTCCACCATGATACCCAAAGTGGAGCCAAAGTTCAAGAAGAATAAGCTGAATACTGGTGAGTCGGCGGACGCGACCACCAATCTCCACAGGATGGTGGTGCTCCTGAGGTACACCAGGGGGCTGCCCCTAGAGAATATACACAAGAGCGTATTGAAGAGGATAAGTGGGTGGGCTAAACTCAAGGCTTCTGCAGCAGGTAAGGCGGTCAATGAAAACGTCATCAAACTGGCGGTCAACCAACTGTTCAATGATAAAAAGAGTTTTATTAGAGCTCCGGGCTTCGAATCAATGATAGGAACCAGATTCATGGTTGGTAGGAAACAGGCGTTTCCCAACCCTGGAACGCCAGAATTCGAACAGATGATCAATGAGATAGGGAAGAAGGACGGCTCAAAACTCAGCGAGGAGCAGAAACAAGTTGCACGCCTACGTCTCACTGTGCTGAAAGAACTTGCCAATAAGAATGATGCGCTCATGCGTATTAGGAACAGATTTCCCACAACAACCTTGGGAAACAATCAGAAGAAAAAACTGAAAAACGCTATTAACGCGGCCCTCGAAAAAATCGGTAAAAATTCAGCTGCATCAACTCTAAACCAAATAAATGGGAGGGAACAACTTAATGAAAATGACTTGCTAAGAGCAATCGCAGTGGTGGAGAGCCCGGGCGGGGTGTTGGCCTTGGGCAGAAGAAATTCATTACGAAAAATAAATCCCAGAGTATAGTAATGGCTACAAAGCGCCTCCAAAAGCTTGTTGAGGATGCGATGGACACACCGGGAGCGGTGCGTCGGATCATCAAGGGACCGGTCACCCTGAACAAGCGCTCGCTGAACATCAAATTCAATCGGTCTCTCACAGCTCGTGAGAAGGCTCGACTCGTGAGGAAACTCAAGAAGCACATGGAGACGGGGAACACCCGCATCAAGGTGCGTTTTATTGGCAAGATCAAGGTGGGAATCAACAAGAACGGGGACAAGCGGAAGGTTTTCAACCCCCTGTCAGGCAAGATGCTGATAAGGGGTGGGCAGCGGTACAAGTTACTCGTTGGTAAGAAGGGTTTCCGTGAGGTCCGGGGTGTCCTGATTCCACCCGAGATTAGCAGGAATCAGCGGAACGTCAGGATGTTCATGAATCAGTTTGGGTCGAACGGGAACGGTGCGAGTGAGGGAACCGAGACCATTGTGACTCCCACACCAGCGGCGAAACCAGCGCCAGCGCCAGCACCGGTCTCGATCCCAGTGGCGAAACCGGCACCGAAAAACAAAAAGCCGGTTCCTGGAGCGGTTCCGATCACCCTGTACAACAGGAACGGGAAGGTGGTGAACAAGCAGGTTCCTGGTGTGGTTCCAGTGGTTTACGTCAACAACTCTGGGGACCCAGTCAGCAGGGGAGTCCCTGGGGCGGTTCCCGTGGTGTACACGAACGGGAGGGGTGATTTTGTGCCCCCCACAACACCCGGGGCAACCGCTCTGTACATGAAGGATGTCCCATCTCTAAAATCCGTGTCGAAAGAGGTCAGCAAGACGCTGGTCAAGGACAATCGGTCGCTCCTCCAGAAAACTAAGAATTTGTTTGGGATTGGTAAGAAGTCGAAGCCCCTTGATCCACAGTTTGCCAAGGCGCAAAACATTAACAAACAGATTGCCAAACTTACCAAAAAGGTCAGCAGCGCTCAAACGTCGTAGCCTGCTTCTGGACATCATACTTCAGCCTGGCCTGCAACACCTCACGGTCCTTCCTCTTCTTTTCCTCAATCCCAGGACATTTGTGCACCTCCATGTGTCGACAGCGCATGCAGAACTCCCCAGGGCAGAAGGCGCACTTCAGGGGGATCCCACACTTCTTCTTACAACAGCTGCAAGGCATATGTCAAGACTCTATCTTGACATAGTCTCCTAAGTTTATTTACCTACCGAAAATGCCAGGGCGGGATTATGAGTGTTATATCGCACTCCGCGTAGTCCATGAATATGGTCCCATCTGCAATCAGTTCAGTCTGGGTGAGGAACACCACCTCCACTTCGGTGTGTTCGAGGTCTAGGACATTCCCCTTATGCTTCGCCACCTTGGCAACTCTTTCACTTATGGTGAGATCCGTATCGTATCCGGTTATGTTGATGTGGGTGTCTCCACCCTCGTTCAGAACTCTGGACTTGGCCTTGATACAGTACCTTCCATATCCCTTGCGAGGGATGATGGGTGCCGAGGGTGGTGGTCTGAACAGAATCGGCATTAGAAATGTCGGTATATACTAATATATGCAGAGAAGTTTATACTTCCCCCGCCTCGGCAACAAACTCTACACCATCACTGTTCCCAAGACCGGGCGATCCTGTATTGTGGGCATGAAGAGCCCCGAGACGACCCGACGATTCAACGAGTATGTGTTGAACACGAACTCATACAAGACCGCTGCAGAGGAGGCGTACGACCTATTCTCTGCTAGCAGCATCAACAGTCTGGACGTCGCCGTCATTGACTTTCACGAGGATGCCTTCTATAGGATGTTGAAGCTAAACAACTACTCCTTGTTGGTGTGTGACGACTTCCACGTGCTCGATACGGAGCTTTCATTCGATGGCAGTCTGATCGACAAAGAATACGAGCCGGACGACGAGCACCGGATGTACTTTGAGCGTCTCTTGAATATGCCGTACGCAGGGAGTTAAAAAGTGTCCGAGCAAGCCTAGGCAATCCAGTGGCTATATGTAAAGCCACACACACCATGAACACCCAAGTGAGCGAGAACACCTTCAGCTACCTTGTGACCCTCAATGAGATAAAAGACAACGCACCCCCGGGTGATGTGACGAGCTTCCCCAAGTTGATCACAATCACCATGGTTGCAAACACAGGGCGGGAGATGGATCTCCCCAGGGTCCGCGAGTCCTTCCCACCAGACGGGCTCCGTATCCGCTTTGCCAAGTCTCCTGATGCCAATGTGTGGCACCTCAAGCAAACCCAGTTCTACAACCAGGTCACACTCTTCTACACCGACAAGTCCAGCACCAAGTCCATCAAGATCTTCTCCAACGGCTCCATCCAAGTCGCTGGCTGTACCGACCTCTTTGACTGCCACAGGGTCATCCGCCAGGTCGGTGTCGTCATCAATCACGTGCTGGGTATCGTCGTCAACATCCAGGAGTTTCGCATCTGCATGATCAACGCCAACTTCCAGTTCAACAAGGATGTCAATCTCCGCAACTGCGCTCGCCACCTCTCCGAGCAGCCAGGGATGAGCGTCAATCTCTCCCGCGACCGGTACGCCGCCGTCAAGGTCAAGTTCAAGCCCGCCGACGACATGAAGCAGATGACCGCCAGCATATTTTCCACAGGCAAGGCGATCCTATCGGGCGCCGAGACCCTCAAGGAGATTGCTCTGGGCTACAACCGCCTCGTTCACCTGATGAACCACCCAGGCATCCTCGAGGATGCCAAGCCCGTTGAGATGCTAAACAGCTTCCAGGGCTTCCCCATTACCGAGTGGGCTCGGGTGCTCAAGGACCGCGGAACGCTCTCCTGGCAGCACACACAGGAGAACCGTCGGATAATCTTTTCTCAATAGATACCAAAGTATGAGCCAGCGACTTGGTGCAGCAGACGGGCGCGCCTTCACCATCTCAACCAGTTCCAAGCTGTTCGACAACTACCTGATGGCTAGCCACAAAGTTCCCCTAGTAGACAATTACTCGTATAGGAGGCTTCTCCAGGAGAAGGGCCCCGAGATTGTAAAGAAGGTTCAGAATCTGCAGACTCACGGACAGCGTCCCGGCCCCAACGACGTTAACCAATGCCACTCGTCGGATCGTCCGCTACTTAAAATGCCCGGCATATATTGATAGTAGATGGAGGAGGCATTGGAGAATGCAAAGCAATCCACAATGAACCACCGCCACGGGGCAGTGGTTGTTAAAAATGGCAAGATATTGTCCTCGGGACACAATAGGATTCGAGCCCGGTGGCCGAGCATCCACGCAGAGATGGATGCCCTGCTTTCACTGAGTCCCAAGGATAGGAGGGGTGCCACGGTGTACGTGGCACGGGTATCGGCCAACGGGGATATCCGCAACTCCAAGCCGTGTCTCATGTGCGAGAGGTGCATGAGGAAGTGGGGGGTATCCAGGGTCGTGTGGTCTTTTGACGGCATAAAAATCCCAGATAATTTCAGCTGTGATGAGCGATAGGCGTTGTAGCGCAACGACAAAGACTGGTGCGAAGTGTAGGTGCTTTGCACTATCCGATAGTAACCTCTGCAGTATCCACACCACCCTGGGTGACTGTTCAATCTGCCTAGACACCATCAGCGGTCGAGGGTCTCGCCGCCTCAAGTGTGGTCACATATTTCACACGAGCTGCCTAGAGCAGTGGAAGGCCCAGGGCAAGAACACATGCCCCACGTGCCGCCAGTACTTTGACTGCTCTCAGTTCCAGGTTACTTTATCAATCTTCAACACGTCATCACAGTCAGTGAGCACGATGAATCTGGCACCCGATGTAGTGAATCAGATCATATCAGGGATGGGTGACGACGCGTACATCGATTTTGATTCCACCCAGACGGAGATCACATTTGACATCGACACCGTCTCGGCCCTGACGACCCTACTTGATGATCTTGGATCTGGTCTTTCCAACGTCCACCCCAGTACGCTTGACACAGTATGATCCACAGAACTTGTTGTAATTCATCCCACTCCCGTAGTCCCTGCTGGCCGTGCGGGGGTTCAGGATCGCCTTGCCCTTGGCATCCACCAGGAGGGGCTTCCCACCCCACCCCCGCTTGTGGGACCACACGTTCGCCTTGAACCGTATCATCTTGCCAGGGGTCATATCCAGGTTGCGAAATCGGCTCTCGGGCACCTTGAAGAACTTGGCCAGCGAGCGCTTCGTGTCCCCCGCCTTGACGCGGTAGTACACAACGGAGTGCTGCTTGTACCAGTGGAAGTCCCTACCAGGCGCAATCACGAGCGCAACCTTGTAGTACCCACGGGGACACCTGCGAGTCAGGGTGCTGGGGCGCACCTTTTTTGGGTTGTCGGACATTACCCTCTTGTGAACCTTCTTGCAGTTTCGGTAGTCTATGGGTCGGTTGCTCATCCCGGATCGATTCCCAGGCTGGGCCTTGTGGACCCGGTATGACTCCCAATCGTGCATGGCGTATGCATAACAGTTGTTGCTGTTCGACCCTCCACCTCTGGAACCCCAGGGGTAGACGGAGAAGGGGTGCTCCGACCCACTCGTTGGGAGGCGCTTTTGTCTCGGCATATTATTATCTCACAACATATTAAATAATGTTTGTGGAGTCTCTCGCCAAGTCCCAAAAGCCCATCGAGACCATGATTATGTTCCTTCTCGTCATCCTCATCAGCACGTTCCTGCTCAAGTTCTTCTGGAACCGCGGGCTCGTGCCGTTCGTGACGGTGCTCCGCCCGCTCAAGAACCTCCAGGAGGCGCTCCTCCTCGCCGTTGCCCTGGCGATCGTCAGGGGGTGCTAATTCCAGGGCGATGCCCTGACTTTCCTCTTTGTTAACACCTGTGATTGAGACAGGTGGTAAGAAAGACGTTTCTACGACGACTTCATGATTTTTTCCCGAAGTGCCTTCACTTGCTCGACATTGGCGTTCATCATGATTTGTACACCCTTCTTGAGGTCAGGATACTTTGCAAAAAATGCAGGTGTCCAATCAATACCTCTATATTTAATATTGAGATTGTATGCATCTGGGCTTGCGCTATCCGCACCCCACCTCATATTCGCGCGCATGAAGTTTTTCGTGACCTTATGGGCGCGATTGTGCTCAATATTTCCAATCCATCCAAGCGGCTTCTCGTACTTCTTTTTAAATTCATTTCCTGCCCTCTTGTAATCCTCGGCAGCTTTCTTCACCTCACTCATAAAAGTTTTGTTACCCATCAATATGCTTTTAAGACTCCTTATATCTTCCTCGGAATTATACGCATTATGCGCTCCCAACGCCACCTTGGTGAGCATATGCAGTATGAAGCGTTCAGGTTTCCTGGTATCTGCAAGGGTTGACTGATTCGGCGTGTACCCAACTTTCCTCAACTCCTCTTCGAGGGGGGAGTTTTTCTGCTGCTGCAGCTCGTTGATCTTGCGCTCCGCCTCCTGCATCGGCGCCGCCACCGGGTCACCCAAGGTGGTGGGCGGCGGCTTACGCCCACCTCTACCGAAAAATCTCATTATATATTTATTACCAATATTTAAACTTGGGTGAAGCCCTTGTGAGTCCTACCATCGGCATGCTCCAGATAGGGGAAGCCCTCGATGCCCTTGCACGCCTCCTTGTTGCAGTCCACAAAGGTGTACCCGACGCCCTTCTTGTTCATGTAGTCCAGCTGCTTCTTGGTCCACCCGCAGGCCATGGTGCCATAGACGGTCCACCCATTCTCCGTGACTGGCGGCTTCGTTTCCCAGATGAATAGGATGTACAGGATCGCTAGGATGATGATGATATCTTGAGTACGCATTAGTTGTTATAGTACCCCGAGAAATTTACTTCTTCGCCGCCTTCATCGCCTTCTTCGCCGCCGCCGCCTCATTCTTCTTCGATACCTTCACCGCCTTACCCTTCGCCTTTGTGACCTTTGCGGCGGCATTGCGCCGAGCCTCGTTGTTTGTCAGCTTCTTGTTTATCTTCCTCACCTGCTCCATGGTGATGGTGCTCGCCTTGGGGATGAGCATCTTCTGGAGTTCCTGAGCCTCCCTGAGGCGGTAGAGGGCGTTGTTCATGCTCGGTGGCGAGCGGGAGCGCCGCGGCGCGGGGGCACTCCTTGCCGCACGGGGGGATTGCCGCCTCGGAGCATTGTTGTTGACGAGCATGTTGGGGTTGTTGCGGGCCCTGTTGAGGGCGTTGAGCACCTGATCCTTCACAGCCCCATCGGGGATCGCATTCTTCAACGTGATCTCAGCCAGCATGCGGAGATCGTTGGCGGGGTACTTCGCCAGCTCACTCTTGGTCTTATTCATGAGGTGTTTCTTGAAAAAGGTTGCGGGGCTGTTACCTGGAGGCACCACGGGGAGCGAGCTCCCGGAACGACCAGCGCGCTTTAAAATATCATTGACCCTGGAACCCTTCACCTTACCCCTGAACATCTCAACCTTCTCACTCTCATTCTTCCTATTCTTCATCGTCGGTTCAGGAAGGCGGGCAATCTGCTCCGCGCTGAGGTAGTTGGACTTCCCAGCCATCAGATTCACAAACTCGGCCAGGTTGGCTTTGGAAACCTTGACATTATTGTTAATGGAGTTCATCACCTTCTTCTTCTCCTTTGCCAACCAGTTCTTCCTCCACTCGATACCCTCGTTGGCATTCTTCCAATTCTTCGACGCCTTCTCCATGGCGTTGTAGAGCTTCCCTGGCTTGGGCGGCGTCATACCAGCCGCCTTGAACATCCTCACCTTTGCGGCCGACAGGGGAGGGCGGGTGATGTTGGACCACTTCGAGGAAAAGGCGTCCCTCTCCTTGTTGATAGCGCGCTTCAGCACGGCAACCCTGGAGGCGGTCTGCTTCTTGGGCTTCGTCAGGTTGATGGTGCTCCCTCCAGTGGCCGACCCTGCGCGGAACAGATTGTACATCTTGGACATATTGACCCCGCCGCGCATCACGGGGCTCCGGGCAGCCCCACTACGACGAGGGCGCGCAACGGGACGCAGCTTGGGCGACTTTGATCCCTCGTTCTTTATCAACGCATTCACAGCCCTTGCGAGAGCCTTGTTCTCCTCCGTCACCCCGCGGAGACCCATGTTCTTGGCAGCCTGAATGAGGTTGTTCATCTTGACCACCTGCGCGCGCTGCAGGCGGGGTGCCGCCTTCGCCGCAACCTTGGGGATCGGCGCCTTCTTGGGGGGCGCCGGGCGGGGCCCCAGAGTTATGGGGATGGAGGCGGGACGAGGCCACTCACCCTTGGATACGTACTTGGGCTTCTTGTACTCGGCAAAGTACGAGGTCCCGAGCATCTGTGAGATACTGGGGATGTCCGAGCCCAGACCGTGGCGGAGGCGCCCAGCGACCACATGCTCGGAGTTGAACTTCTTCTGATCCGCCGCGTGGTTGTACTTGGCGGGGATGACCTTCTTGACAAACGCCTTGAACTCACCCGCCTTCGGGTGATCCCTGAGGAAGGTGGCGAAATCCGTGAGAAACAGGTGGGCATCATACCCCTTCATCATGTTCGGGCCGATACCGTGGCTCTCCTTGAGGTGGGCCAGGGGAGCACCCTTCATGCCATCCTTGTCCCCCTGGGCGAGACCAAAGTCCCCCACCATGACACGGTAGCCACGGTTGGGCACGGTGAACCCCCCATCGTACCGCATGGTCCCACGGTCGTGGTGCTCCACGTCAACCATGATATTTGGCATGATTACGTCACCGTGGCGGAAGGAGGGCATCTTCTTCTGCATGGCGCCCAGAGTCCACAGAACCTGGAAAGCCATCGCCTTGATGTCGTCAGCGGTCATCAAGCCACCAAACTTCCCGAAGAAGGACTCGATGTTCCCACCGCTGGCATACTCGGAGTACATGATCGACTGCGGCTCGCCGTTGCGGGCTGCAGAGTGTTGGTTGATAAGGGTGCTGCCCACCGGCTGCAGGAGGAAGGGGATGCGCCCGATCTCAGCCTTACACTCGCCAGCAGTGCGGTGTAGATAAAGAGCGGGGATGTGGGGGGAGACGCCCTTGAACTCCTTGAGAATTTTAGCCTCGCGGTTCACGGACTCGTGGTCGCCGATCTTGATAGCCATAGCATTACCTGCGCTGCTGGGACCCCAGTACCCAAGATACACCGTACCGTTCTTGCCCTCGCCCAGGAGTCCAAGACCAGGGAAGTTCGCAACGTTGTTCCCATAACGGGCCCGGGGGGTGGGGAGGGACTCCTTAATGACCTGGGTAACGTGGAAACCACTGTGGGGGGAAGCACCAGCCTTCTTACGCACCGCCGTCATGGTCTTCTCGGGAATGCAGTACGAACCTGAAAGAGGTCCCACGATGGACTTGGAAAGTCGGTTTCGCCTCCTCTGGAACTGATTGGTCTTTGCGTTATTGATGTTCATTGTTGATATACACTAAGATTTTTTACACCTCCTCCTCTACCTCCTCGTACTCGTACTCCACCTCCTCCTCGATTTCACCTCCTGTAGTTGCGATGCCCTCAACACCCATGAAGGCAAACTTGGGGAGTTTCTTCGGAGGCTCCATCAAGCACTGCTGAAGGCGAACGGTCACCCCGAACTTGTTGTCGATGAACCAGATCGAGGCAATCTCGGCGATGGTGATGACCTTCATACCCTTCTCGAGGGCAGACATATCCACCTGCTCCTGGCGCATGTTGTAAGCCTCTGGGACGAACTTGTCGGTCTTCTGATCGACCATAACCTTCATCTTGATGGTCGAGGGGTAGTCCTCCTTTCCAGGACGGATGAGGGGCTTGTAGAGCGCCTCCTTGAGGACTGCAGCCTTGAAGGGCTTCCCGAGCCACTCCTTGCTGTTGGCCTCCACGGTCTTGACGACCAGATCGTCGAGCTCCTCCAACTTCTGCTGACACATCATCAGCTCCTCGTTATCCTTGTCGAAGGACAGGTCGAGGGAGTAGGAAGTCCGACCGGTGGCGGCGTCTGTGAAGCTGCTCAGGCCGAAGGGAGCGCGCATCCAGGGGAACTGGACATTCAGCTTGCCCTTGTTGGACCCGCTCAGGTACACAGTCTTGTTGCCGCGTGCTTTGTTGATACGAAGGGCGGAGAAGGAGACATCGGAAGCGTTGAAGTCAGCGAGAGAGGTGATGTTGAGCGCCATTGTTTGTAGTTTGTTCTGACTATATCTGGTCAAGAACCTTTAAATATATTTTCTGGTAGGATAGTATAACTATCTACCATGGGTGGCTGTGGATGCAACAAGGGACAGAAGGCAAGCAAACTCTTTAAGGATTGCGGGTGTGGGTGCAAGGGTAAGAAGCAGGAGCACAAGTTCATCATCTCCGTCATGTCCGCGCTGATCTTCTTTGTGGTGGCGAACCCCGAGACCTTTAGGGCGATGAGGCGTCTGGTGGGTGGGTGGGTGTCCAGCCCAACGGGATGCCCGACCATCAAGGGCCTGGCGCTTCACACCGTGGTCTTCATGCTGGTGGTGTGGGGTCTCATGAACATCCGTAAGGAGGGTGAGGAGATGGCTCCTCCAGAGGAGCAGATGACGCCGCCCGCCATTCCGGAAGCTCCGGAAGCTCCGGAAGCCCCGGCCACCCCGGCCACCCCGGCACCTCCTGCCACCCCGCCACCTCCTGCCGCCCCGAAGGCTTCCGCCGCCCCGACAATGAGCGCTCCAGGTGTGAACAACACCAAGAACTTGGGCAGTGACGAGGATATCGTCGAGAACACCCTGGCCCCGTACAGCCCAATCGACAGTGGCAACCCGAGCATACAAGAGATGGCTTCCACGGCGACCGGTGGAATGAGCAGCAAGCTGGGCGGATCCGTCTCCACGACTCAGCCGCAGGAGGCTCTCAAGACCGGTGACTACATGCAGTGCAAGTGTGGCGACGGAAGCCACGTCATGCTTATGAAATAAATGATGACGTACTATAATGGCGTCCGCCCGTGATTACATCTTCGTCATCCCGCTAATCTTGGCAATCGCAGTGATTATATATCATAGCATGGTGATTGCAAAGATTGTGAAAAATGGCACATCTATAAGTGATAAGACCCTCTGGCTCCCCAACACAGATAGTGCAGTCCCCATGCATATGGCAGGAACCGACATAAGGGGCCCCAACAAGTTGTGTCGTGTCGAACCGACCCCCAGCACACGAGATATGTACGGAGAGACTGTGACCGCTGCAAAGGAAGTCCCTTGTGGTGACTGTAACAAGTACCTCTCCAAGATTGGTGACAAGTGCATGCCAATGACATTCCAAGTTCGTCTCCAAGACTCCGACATATCCGAGATCCCCACGGGATTCTGTGTGGCATCAGCGACGGAAGGAGACCCAGAGTACCAAGATATGATACGGGAGTGTCCGTTTAGAGTTTCTCCAGAGATTACGCTCCCGTGGAGGGCCGCTTTGGAACAGAGCGACCAAGCGGAAGAAAGCCCCCAGAGCTTGTTAGAGCGCTTCTTCCGGCTGTAAAATTTTCGTGTTGTGTTATAATATACACTAAATGGGTCTCGGATATTCCACTCTTGAAAAAGTCTGCAAAGGTCAAGCGGAAAATGTTTCCTGCAACGTCGCCACTGAAAACGAAATCACCAACGTCTCTGATTACTCTTGTCGGTACCCCAATCCATTTGCAGAGAAGAAGAGGCTCGCATGCATACCGAAGACGTGCAAAGCTGGGTATGAACTCAGGAAAGACGGGGCCGCATGTATCGCGG